TCACAATAATATCGCAACATAATCCGGCGTGTAACTGAACGTATACCGCCAGCCTGCTGGAATGATGACTGTTGCGCTGACACCGTATCGGGCGGCGGCAATCACGGTCCAACCCGCGCCCGGGGCGGCGCCGGACAACCTGCACTGGGAAGAAGATGTGTCATGATAGGAGATCAGGATCGGACGGCCGGTTTCATTGAGGTATTCGGCACCACCCTGTCGGTTGACCTGTGACCAAGATTGGCCCCAGCCAATTGCATTGGCCAGCATATGCTGCTCGACCGAGGCGGCGCTCATGAGCTTTTCGACTGCAGCACCAGCGCGCGCCTCGGCCAAACTCGCGATATCTGCAGCGATGGTGCGATTGGCAGCGAGATCACCGCCGCCCGTGAGGCCAATGCCAGTTTCAACACGGCGGCTGCCACTGACCATGGCCTCCAGCGCGCTCTGCATGGCGGTGGAGACCGGCTTGTCCCGATCGGCCGTGTTGTTCACCTGCCCAAGGCCAACATCTGTTGCGGTCAGGATGACCTCCCCCGTCTTGCCCGCCACGGAACGGACGGTTCCCAACTCCACGATTGTGAAAGTGCCGTTGCCGTTATCGCGTTTGAGATAGAGTTTGCCATCGCGGGTGTTGATGGCCAATTCCCCGAGATCGATCTGTGCCGTTGTTGGCACCTTTCCGGGCACGGCGGAGCGTTTGCTGAGCAGCTTTGACGTCATGGTCCCACCTCGTGGGCTTCGGCAAATGCGATGACGTCGACCGGCGTGCTGTCAATAACGGCCTGAGCCGCAGCGCGCTCGGCATCGTCTCGGACGACCTCCGGGTTTGGCACCATTATCGTCCCGGTTTGCTCACCGGTCGTCTCTTCGTAAACCAGCTGCTCGATCTCTTCAGGAAGCGGATCGACCACAGCCTGCACGACCACGCCCTCCATCACCGGCTCGCCGGTCGTCTGGTTGAACACGGGCTGCCCCTGCTCGTCGAGCGCCTGCTGCTCTGCGGTGATCTCGGCCCGCCCGACGGCCAGCCGATAACGCACCAGACGTGCCTGCGCTGCCCGGTAAGCCACGAGCTGGTGGTTGAACAGGTTGTGCTCCCCGTTGACGAAGTTGTCGGCTTCCCAGCCCAGAGCGAAGGCCTCGTAGGAGACGTGCCCAAGTGCCTGCACAACATCCAAGAGCCTGGCGGGCAAATTGTCGTGCGGGATAACGCGCAATAATTCCTCATCACCCCTGCGCGCGCCCGCCAGGGCAAGATCGGACGCGACAAAAGACATGCCGCGCTTGGTCGCCTGCCGCACGCTCAGGGGCGCATCGCCCTTCTGGATGAATACCGTCATGGATCAGACCTCCCGCACGCAGATTACGCCCACGTCCACCGTGGCCGGAGCTACCGCGAAAATCAGCGAATAGATGAAGCCGTCGTAGCTGACGGTATAGTCCTCGCCGGTGCCAGGCCGCTTTAGCGCGCCGTCCACGTAGACGAACTTGGGTTTCCATCCCCGCGGCAGCGCGAAGGCAGTCAGTGCGCCAGTGCCAGAAAACCAGAAGGCCTCCTGCGCGACGCCAGCGGCGACCTTCGCCCTGAGCATTGAAAGTTCCTCACGAAGGTTCAGGGCCGGTTTCTCGATGTTCACAGTCATGGTTTCACTGCTCCGCGATCATGCCACCCACCGCCGAGATCGCGGTCGTGACGGGGGTTTCGGTATTGGCCACACGGACGAGGCCGTCGAATACGCTGCGGCCTTGGCTGGTGCCCACATGCAACAGGTTCGTCTTGGGGTCATGCGCTAGCGCTGTCACGGCATCCGAAGTGCCGAACAGTGTGCATTGCGCCCCCGGCATGAACAGCTTCCGCTCGTCCTCGTAGATTTTGCGGATTTGGTCCGGGGTCGGCGCAGTGGCGGAGATGCGAAGTAAGGCGAGAGGATCACCGAAAGCTTGCGGTGCCCCCGGGTATATCCAAGCTCCAACGGTTAGGTGAGCACCCGATCGGCTTACATCGCCAGTGTAGAGCGCAGACTGCACAAAACGCCCATTTATGTATATCTGCACGACACCGTTTTTGCGCAGAGCAGTAACAAAAGACCACCCGAGTGCAAGAGTGCCAGCGGCTGTGCTGAGGCCACCTAACCCGTTGTTAAAAGTAAAACTAACGCTGAGGTTATTTGCTCTCAGAATAGTTACGTAAAAACCCGTAACCGGGTCTTGCCGAACAAAGATTGATCGCTGGTTTGATCCAGCGTAGTTCACCCACCCCATGTAACAGAAGTCTCCGGTCCCGAAGTCCAGCGCAGGATTGTAGGGCTGTTCTAGATAGTTTACCCCAGAGAACCCACTATAGGCCACCAGCTCCGCCCCCGGAGCGATCGGGGCTCGCGTGATCGTCCCGTTGATGGTCAAACCCTTTTTGGCGACGGAGCGGTCGGTGTCGGCAAGGCGTACAGAGATGTTGTCAAACTCGACATATACGTCGCTTGAATTCGTCTCGTTCCGTGCACGCAGATGCAGAAATGTTGTGGACGAGGTGGCTGTGAAACTTATACCGACCAATCCTTCAGTGGAGCGAGTACCGGAGGTCCCAAGCGTTCCAGCCCCAATACTTGTGCCCAAGAAAACATCGAAACTTGTGGTTCCAACAAAACCGTCCAGCATCAGGTTGTAGGTTTTTCCCACCTGCGTATTAAGGACTTGGTAGGCATAACGATAGGACACGTCACAGGTTATCCGAAGCCTACCGGAAACAACCGAAAGCGATGCGCCGTCGTTCGCATTCCACCAATCCGTATCAGTATCAAACGTCCCGTTCGTCACCAATTCTCCAGACCCAATCAGATCGGTGTCGTCAGTGTCCGAAAGAAAAGCGCCACGGATTGCGCCGGGAAGCAAGCCGGTGTTGTAACGCGAAGTTACAAGAGCAAGCATCGAAGTGCCCATAGTGGACGCGCTGCCCCTGAACTTTGCGAAGCCCTGCACCGTTCCGTTGATCGCCGTTCCAGAACCGGCAGCAAGAAAGTCATCACCCACAGAAAATTGGTGAAATCGAACTGGCGAGGTTATGGGTGTGGGTCCAAAATTGACAGCTGCCAAAACACCGAAGCCGCTGCCCGCTGCGATCTGGTCCCATGTCGCAACGTAGAGGGCCGTCTCAATCCCATACCACAAGGCATCTTTGGTCGCCTCGACGCGGAGGCTGTTCCCGGTCTGGGCGCTGTTCGCGACTGTCCCATCGTGGCGGATCACGCTGACACCAGCATTGGTGGCAGCAAAGATCGTCGGGATTGGCAGGCCCGTCGCCGGGTCGATTGGCGCATCGGCCAGAACAATGAGCGAAACGTCGCGGCTCGGCTCCCCGCGGATCAGAGCCATAGGAACGCCGTTGAATCCCTTGCCCGCGTTTCGTTCCGCTATGTTGCCGGAATATGTTTTTCCGAAAGTATTCGATGCCGTGTGCCGTCCGCCCTCATCGCGCAGGAAATGGAACGCGTAGTGGTTTCCGAAGGAGCCCGAGCCGACGACGACAACCGTCCCGTTCAAGGCTTCCGCGCGGCCAGCGCCGCCGCTTCCGAGCATGTTCAGGTTCACGGATGCCTGAAAAATCATCCACATCGGCAGCGTCGGGTCATCACCGTCATAGATAAGAAGCTGGTTACCAACGCAGACGATCATAGCAACAGCTGGGAACTCGCGCCGCGTCCCGCGCGTGGCGGTGTTGAGCGGCTCGTTATACCAGCTCGTGTGTTGGCACCGTTTGCGCCATGCCCCACCGTCACTGTCGAGGCTTGTGTCGTAGACGAACACCTCCACAGCGGTCACGGCCTTCTCCGAGAGGATCGCCCCGATGCCCTGATAGGTCACGTCGGCTTTCACGGTTGCAAGGTGGATGGCGGCGTCGGTCGCGTGCGCTGCCGCCTCGCCCCGAGCCACCTCGGTCGCTGCCTGCTCGACCTGCGTGGCGACAACCTCGGCATCAGCCTGCGCGGCCTTCGCGTACAGCTGCGCCTTTGTGACGTTCGCCTCACCGGCCAGCTGGTCGACCGATGTGGTCAACCTCGAGATCGAGCTCATCAGGGTCATGTCTTGGTCCTCGATGGGGGGAGATGGATTGGGGGTGACACAGCACGGTCAGTGCCGCCCCGCCCGGTTTACTCGTCGACGACCATGCCACCGGCGGCCGCGATGGCTGCGCCGACAGGGACCGTCGTGTTCGCCACCCGGCGCAGGCCCTTGAACACCGACCGGCCTGCGGAGGTGCCAACGTGCAGCAGCCCGGTGTCTGGATCGTGGGCGAGGGCCGTCACCACGTCCGACGCGCCGTAAAGCGTGCAGGCGGCGTTCTCTTGGAACAGCGGCTTCTCGTCATCGTAGATGCGTCGGATTTGGTCGGCGGTGGGTACGGTCGCGGAGATGCGCCAAAGGGCGAGGGAGCCGTTGAATGCGCCGAAGTTGTCCTGCCGAAGGCCGAAGCGGAGAACGTCGGTGCCGCTGTGGTTGTAGTTGCTGGTGTCCGCCTCGGTTTCGTTCAGGACGCCGTTCATGTAAGCGCGACCGACGCCGGCGGTTCGGGTATAGCAAACGTGCGCCCACCTGCCCGCAACCGCCGGCCCAAACGCTTTGGCGCCCGCACCAGCAGTCCCGACCCAGCGCACCTCACCTCCGGCCACTTGCACCTCGAAATACGGCGGCGGGTTCCCACCGACAGGGCCTTTTGAAAAGGGGACCGACGTGACCACCGATGGCATGAACATCCATCCCATCACGCAGAAGTCGCCGGTCCCGAAGTCGAGGGCCGCGTTGTAGGGCTGCTCAAGGAAGTTGTCGCCCGAGAACCCGCTGTAGGCGACCAGCTCCGCGCCCGTGGCGACCGGCGCCCGGGTGATCGTGCCGTTGATCGTCAAGCTTCCGTTCCCGACAGACCTGTCCGCGACCACCTCTCGAACCGCAACATCGCGGACATCGATGCGCGCCCCAGCCTGTCCGGCTGCGACGGACAGGGAGGTCGACACCCGGACGCTCGTCACGCCTGCGGGGACCTGCGTTAGCGTTTTGCGGGTGACGGTAGCCCCGGCCGCCACAGCCTGACCCATTCCGCCGATATACGGGTTGATGGCGCCGGCGGGTGTGCCGGTCGTGGAAAGGCGGATGTAGGTCTGGCGCGAAACGATGTCGGGGTTCGATAGAAGCATTTCGATCTCATAGATCGCGCCGGGGCGAACCGAGATGATCTCGGAGTAAGAGTTGGGATCAGGGTTGCCATCGCTTTCAAGCCGCATCGCACCGGACACCCAAGCGGTGGCTTGGTTCACGGTCCAGCTTGAAAGGTCGCTTTCGAACGATCCGTTCGCGAGCAGTTGCGCCCCGACGAGATCGGTGTCGTCCGTATCTGCAAGGAAGGCACCGCGGATCGCGCCGGGCAGCCAGCCGCTGGTGAAATCCTTGTGGATCATCGCGGCCATGCCGTTTGCCTGCTGGTTTGGGGTTTCTGACAGCAAGGTGATGCCGCCGAAACGGGTATCTTGAAACCCTCGCAGCAGCGCGACTTTGCCATCAGACGCCCCGAGCCGCCGAACATAAAAGTCCGAGGAGGACGCGGTCGGAGCCAGCCTTGGGAACGATGCAACATTGTAAACCCTGCCACCCCAGTTAGACGGGGCACCGAACGGATTGTTTATGTCGGCTCGGGGCAACGCGTCCAAGACGATGAGGCTGGCATGTTGCCCACCAGACCAACTGTGCGAAACGATGAGGCGACCATCATCGGAAAAGTCCACCGCGAAACAGGCGTAACCGCCAGCCCCAGAAGTGGCGAGCAAATCGACGATTAGTCCGTCGTTGTGAATGATGGAAAGGCCGCCGTTCGGCTGACCACTCTGGCCACACGCCAATGCAATCGTAGGCACCGGGAGCACAGTCGTCGTGGAGATAGGCGCATCGGTCAGGACGGTCATCGCGACGTCGTTGACGATGGCGTTGAGGATACGCTGCGATGAGAGTACCGGCGTAGTGACGGCTTCGTTGCGCCGAGAAACAGGGATGCCGCCAGTGTGCGTATCGGAAGAATAACGGGACATGCTATCTGCGAGGAGGTCCATAAGAACAACGCCGCCCTGACCGTCCGTGCCGACACCGAGGCACACGATCCCGTTCAGCGCGCGCAAAGAGGTTGCCGACCGACCGCCGCGCCAAATCTGCGGAGTTGCCGCAGCAGCAGACGGGGTGAAAACCATCCACATCGGCAGCGTCGGATCATCGCCGTCGTAGATCGTGACCGTCTGGCTCTCGGCGACAATGACGGCCACCGCAGGGAATTCGCGCCGTGCACCACGGGCCGCGGTGTTCAGCGGCTCGTTGAACCACGAGGTCCCGGCGCAGCGATGCCGCCACGCGCCACCGTCGCTGTCCTTCGAGGTGTCGTAGATGAACACGTCGACCGCCGTGACGGCCTTCTCGGCGGCCAGCGCGGTGAGGTCCTGATAGGCGACGGCCGAAGCGGCCGACTGCGCGGCGGTGTAGGCGGCATCCTTGAAGGCCCCGGCCTGATCCCGCGCCGAAAGCGCGTTGGCCTTGGCGGCCTGCGCCTGTGCGGTGGCGGACTGCGCGTCCACGACGGAGGCATCGAGGGTGGCCTTCTTCGTGACGACGGCGGCCTTAAGGTCGTCCACCGAGGTCGCGAGGGCGTCGACTTGCTGTTCAACGGTCATGGGCGGGGCTCCTTACGAGAAGGCGACGGCGGACACATACCGCGTCTGCGAATTGGTGAAGGCGGTCGCCATTTCGAGCATGGCGGTCTGGATGTCGGTGAGCGGGCCGGCGGCGTCCTGCACGGTGCCGATGTTGTTCGCTATCACCTCGATCTCGTCGGCGAGGGGCTCGACCACGGCGGCGGCAGCGGCGGCGGCAGTTTTGCTGGCGGCGGCGTTGGCCTCGCTCGTGGCGGCGGCCTGCTCGCTGGCAAGGGCGGCGGCCTGCGATGCCGCTGCGGCCTGCTGGGAGTCAGCCGAGGCGCCCTCGGAGGCGGCGGCCTGGCCGGCGGATGCCGCGGCGTCGATCTTGCTTTGCGCGGCCTGCGATGCGCTGACCTCAGCAGCATCTTCCGAGCCCTTGGCATTGCCAGCTGACACAAGGGCTTCAGACGCCTTGGCGACAGAAGTGGTTGCAGCATTTTGCGCGGCTATCAACTGGGTGCCAAATGTCGCCAACAGCGCCTGGCCTGCCTCAATCGCCTTTTGCGCCGCGATCATCTGATCATAGGTCGCGTAGGCTGGCAGGTCCGCGTATGCCGTCAGGCCGTCGCCAACCTTGGTGATCCCGGTGTCGATTTCAAAGCCGAGCTCGCCTTCATCGAGGATCGGGTTTGCCGCGGCCCATTCAGCCGCCGTTCCCCGGCGCAGTTGGATTTTCGCAAATACGGTGCTCATGGCGTCTCTCCTGCGCTGCGCCCATCAATCGTGCGCGAGGCCGGGTCTGTGACCGGGCCACCGCAGTCGATCACGGCAAGCCCAGTGTAGTCGGTGTCCGGCCCCCCGCCGTCGAGGGTCTGCGGAACATAAGGCACTTCGATCTCCACAGGCCCAAGCGCGCGCGGTCGGAATGGCGATTTCCCAAAATAGACAACACCGGACATGCTGTTCCCCTTGTAAACGCTGACGGTCACGGGCGAGCCTTCAGCCCGGAGCCAGAGCGCCTGAAACGGTGCAATGCCGCGGACAAGCCGCATGCCCCGAATAGCAAACCCGCCAAAATCGCTGATCGGCGGCGGGGCGTCATCACCCGCAAACTGCCCCCTCAGGCGTGCACCAATAGGAGTGACGATCAGGGCGGTCGAAGCGTTGAAGGCCACCAGCGTCCAGGCATCCGGAAGCAAGTGATGGTCTGTCGGGTCCACTGCTCCCCCTCCCGCCGCGTGTCATCAAGGACGCCATCCGCAGAGGCGCTCCCCGATTTCGTTATGCGCAACAATCTGCGCCAAGGTTTCGTCGGTCAGGACGTCCCCACGCGACGGGCGGATTGGCTCTGCCCAATCGCAGTCGTCATGCACCCAGCGAGGCTCAATCGCGCATCCAGCGGTCAGCCCGATCGCCAAGGTCAGCGTTGCGAACTTCATGGCGGGTCTCCTTTGATGTCTGCATCGCACGCACCCGCGCGTCGGCCCGGCGGATCGCCAGATCGGCCTCGGCTTGATGGCGACCGTGTCGGATCAGGGCCAAGATCGCAAAACCGAGTGCGGCGGCCAGCGCGCCCCAGAAAGCGGTGCGTCGACCAAGCCCCGAGAGCGCCATTGTGATGAACCCGCCCATCACGGCGTTTTCCCGATGCGGTGATCGTCAATCCGGGCGCTGCGCGCCTTCACGGCGTAGATGATGACCCCGACGAACACGGCAGCACCAACCCACGGCAGGGTTGCCGAAAGCCAGCCCTCCAGCCCAAGGATGCCAAACACCCGATCCGCCAGCGCCCGGGCGTTTTCGGCCTCGGCGACAGCGGGGGCGATCTGCGATCCGGCAGTGCCGACAGCCCCCACGACCCCAAGCCCGATCTGGGCGTTGGCAGCGGTCACGATCCGGCTTTCAGTCGGAGCCCCGGCTGCGCGCGCCGGCGCAACAGCCCGAGGCCGGGCATTGGGCAGCGCCTCGGTCAGCGCCACATCGATGATCGGCACCAGCGGCAGACTGTTATCATCCCTGAAGGCAAGGATTGCGCTACGCGTGCGCGGCCCCATGAAGCCATCGGCTTTGCCGACTTCGTGATAGCCCAGCCCGCGCAGCCGCGTTTGCACATCGCGAACGGACAGGGTGACGGCCGGGGCCACGTTCCCCGCCCGACGCACCCCAAGCAGCTTGGAGACCGGATAGCGCTTGATGTTCACCGCATCGGACTGGTTGCCACCGAGCCCCCAGACCCAGGCGCCCTCGATGCGGTCGATGAAGAAGACATGCCCCTGCCAGCTGGAACTGCCGCGTGGGATCACGCCAATGTCGCCCGGCTGGGCATCGTCCACCGTCACCGGTATGCCCCAGTCCAGATAGGAGCGCGCCGTTAGTTTCCGCGTTGACCGCAGCCCCGCCGTTTCAAGGCAGTGGCCGACGAAAGCGGCGCACCAGGCCACAGAGTCATGCTCCACCCAGTCATGGCCGACCGAGGCGTACATTTCCATGATGGCGGGGTTGTTCTCGGGCCCCGGGCCTTCAACGGTCCCGATATAGGTCTTGGCGATATCAAAAGGGGTCATAGCGATCTCCATGCGCAAAGCCGCCTGCAGGCGCGCGCGGTATGCAAAGTTCAGGGTTTCAGGGGAGGCGGTGGGCGTGGCGCGATCAGCGCTGCGTCAAGTCAGGATGAACCAGGAGGCGAGCAGGCCGATGATCGACGAGATGGTTCCGGCGATTGCGAAGCCAGCCAGCACGGTTTTGCGCATTGCCTCGGTTGCTTCTTGATGGGCCTGGTGCCGCGCCTCTTGCGCAATATTGGAGACCTCGTTCTGACGGACCTGCTTTGGCAAACCGCTCAGGGCCGCGCCGCCGGTTTCCAGACGTACCAGCCGCGTGATGAAGTCCTGCACCAAGGCCGAGGTCTCCTTGCGATGCTCTTTAGCGTCGGTCAGCTCGGCCTCAATATGGCGCAACGTGCTGCGTATCGCTGCGATTTCAGATCGCAGATCACTATCCGTCATGGGCTTCCGCCTTCTTGCCATATGTTGGTTCTGCCAGGTCCGCGCGGCGCTAGCGGTCGTCAGAACCCACGCCGTCCTGCGGCTGTTTGAGCTCCAGCGTCGTCACGAACCCGCCCGCGCGCGTCAGCGTGTGGGTGACTGCCTCGATGCGGTAGGCGCCATCGACGCCGGGGCGCGTGCCTGCGATGATGCACAGCCCGTCCGGGATCGCAGCGGGATCACCCTCGATCGTGACCGTGCCCTCGCCTGCGTCCCGTTCGGCGGTGGCGGCATCGCTGTCGGTCTGCTGGGTGGTCTCCACCGCATCCGGTTTGGCAAAGCGAAACGCATGCAGCGCGCGCACATCGAGATCGGTGGCGCGCTCTGCCAAGTCCCACCGTGCGGCGACCATGTCGTACCACCTTGCGCGAACTGTGCTGAACTGCGGCCGCCCCAGCTGCGGGGCGATATCCCAGCTTTGCAGATTATCGCCCCACCGGGCCAGAACAAACGCCTGATAGGTCCCGTTGCGCTTGGACAGGATTGCGGTGTTGCCGACGATCCGAAAGTTGCCACCCACCTCGCGGGCCAGCCGTTCACCCATGGCGATGAAGCTTTCGTCGCGCATCTCGAAATAAGTCCGCCGCAACCCACGCAGGTCAGGGTCGACCTCAACCGTTGTGATACCGGCATGGCGGGCCGCATCGCCCAGGATCGTCTCGATGGTCTGGTTGTCCCAATGGCGCTGCTGGCCTTCCTTTGCAGGCCCTGTGGTGTCCATGCCCTTTGCGACGATCATCAACCGACGCCCCCCACCCCGGTTGCCAGAGGATTTGACCTCATCCACGGTGCCGCGAAACACCACCCGCAGGCCCGCACTTTCCCAACCCAGTGCAATCACCACATCAGCCCCCTTTTGCGGCAGAATGATCCGGGCTTCCGTGTCGTCGATTTCCAGATCGGCACTGTCGGTATGTGTGCCCACTTTGTCCGACACCCGCAGACCAATCAGCACCGGCATGAGCGCCGTGGTGATATTGCTGCCCGCCACCGTCACGTTGAACAGCGCGCGTTTGGACATAGGCGAGCCTCCTTACCAAAGCCGGATCGGGTCCAGCACCTGCTGCGCACGCGGGATCTGGATCGGCATCTCAAAGCGGGTCCCGACCGGCAGGGTCTGGCCAAGATCGGCCAGACCGGGGTTCAGGTCGTAAATCTGCTCCACCAGACCGGGCATCGGCCGGTGGAAACGCCGCCAGACGATCAGGGAGACGGTCAGCCCGTCGCCTTCAATGGTCACGGTTTCGGTGACTGGGTTGGTCATGGAGGTCCTCATGGCGCTCACCGCGTGGCCCAAAGGAAAATATCCGCCAGCAGCGAAAAGAAACTGGCTGAGGATGGGCTGCCGCAGCGTTTGACGCTGATATCCACATCAATGATCTTACCGACGCCTTTGGGGTCAAGATAGGTCGAGCGCTCCTGCACATCGAGAATGACCACCCAGCCCATCACCGCGCCGTCGCCGCGCATCAGGTATTGCGGCCGTCCCGACGCCCGGGCCTGATAGAGCGTCTGCAACTGGCCCAGCCCACCGAACTTTTCCGGATATAGCTTGGCCTTGATGGTCCAGCTTTCCGGGCCTTCGCCCACGAACTCCAGTGGTGGCCGCGTCCCAAGGACCGGCTTCTCGGCAAAACCGGCTTCGTGGCCATGGCCGTAGGTGTTCGTATTAAAGGGGATCACCTCGAACTGAACTGGACCCAGCATCATCAGCATCACGCAAACCTCATCCCTGTATCGGCAAACACGCCCCGGAAAGCCTCGCGCAGTTCGCTGCGCATCTGCTCGCCGATGTCGCGGGAGAGCTGCGCAGGATCGACGCGCTCTGTGGTGTGGATGGTCGGCGCGATACTGATCTGCACGTCGATTTTCGGGAAGGCGGCGCGCGGTGCCCTTTGCGCCGCCGCCGGTGTATCGACCGCATCCGCTACGCTGCTCCGAGGCGGTGGCATCTCGCTTTCCTCTGGCGCAGATACGACGGACGGTGGTGTGACCAGCTGCGGCCCGATTGACTGGACAGCCGCAACCGCTGACGGCAGTCGCTGGATTGCTGCAACCACATCTTGTATTGCGCCAAAGGTGTTCACGAAGCCTGACCGCGACGGCGTGACCAGCTCTGGCCCCTCCTCACCCACCAGATAGGTGCTGTTCCGGCTGACTGCGCCACCACCTGCACGGGCACCGTCAATCTCCGGCACTGATGGCACGGGTCCCACCGCACTGCCTTCCGCGGCAGCCATTTCAGCGCGGAGCGCGCGTACGCGGGCGAGTGCTCGGTCGATGGAGGCAGTGTCGATCTTGGGCGTGGTCTCCGTTTCCCCGAGTATGCGTAGTGCCTCTGTCACCTCATCCGCGCGGACACGACCCGCATCGAGATCTGCTTCGACCCCAACCAGTTCTTCCTGCAACCGTCCAAGGTTGGCCATCAAGGGAGCGGCCAGGCTGTCGCCCATCGGCCCGTTTTGATCAATCTGGTCGATCTGCGCCTGAACCCCGGCCATTTCACCGCGCAAGTGTACGGCGTAGTCTGACAGGTCCTGCAGATACGCCGGTGTCGGCAGATTACCGGCAATCCGCGCCGCCCACAGCGTCTCAGCGGCCGCTCTTTGATCGGTCGGCAAATGATCAAGCTCCGCCAGGCCCCGCGGCACCGGGATCTCCGGTAGTGTGATCTCCTCTTCCCCCATCATCCAGCGCAGCCAACGCGGCGGCTCGCCAAAGCTGATCAGGCTGGACAGATCAATGCTGCCAATCGCGTCGATGATACGGCCCGGAATGCCAGCAACCCAGTCGATGAATTCCCCAAACCGCTCACGGGCCCCGTCCCAGATCGACTGGATCAGACTGCGACCAGCCTCGACCAATGCGCCAGCGGCTTCACCGATCTGGGCCGGCAGGCCAGCAAACCAGCCGATGATATTCTCAGTGACTTCCCGCGCCCGTTCAGTGATCCGAGCGACGTCTTCCTCGGACAAGGTCTCACGGGTGAACAGCCCCGAGAGCATGTCGCCAAGACCCGACAGCTTTTCGCGCACCCAACCCCAGGCTGCACCGAACCCATCGACCAGTGGCGTCAGAAAGGACAGCTTTTCGCCGACCCAGTCCAGCCCCGGTTGCAACGCCTCCCCGATGGCCTGGCCCACGCCAGTGAAGATCGCGCTGATCCGGTCCCAATACCGCCAGATGGCAATGCCAGCCGCAGCCACAGCGGCCGCAACCACCGCAAACGTGCCCCAGACCGGAGCAGAGATCGTGGCCACGGCCGCGCCTATCGCCGCAATACCCGATGACAGGGCGGCGACACCGGGAACCGCCAGCGCAATGCCTTTCAAACCCGCCACCAGGCGTCCGATGGTGCCAAGCGGCTGGCCAGACATCGCCGCCAGCGCAGATTGCAATCCGATCATGGAACTTGCCGCCGTGCGCGCCCCGATGGCCGCCCGACCGATGGAATTATAACCGGCTGCAATCAGCGACAAGACACCCCCACGCCCCAGAAGCCCGGCAAAGCGCAGCGCCGCCATCGCACCTTTGAAGGCGATCACCGCTGCGGTGGCCCCGACCACGGCCAGCGTCACGTCGGGATAGGCATTTGCCAGGTCGGCCAGACGGGTGATCAGCGGCGTGACGGCTTCGGCAAGCTGCGTGATTGCGGGCATGAGCGCATTGCCGATATTGATCTGCAACTCGGTCAGAACGTTCTGGAACCGTTGCATATTGGCTTGGAACGTGTTGTTGCGGGCAGCAAACTCTGCAAAAGCCGAGCCTGCGTAATTGGCGCGATCCCCCACCATGCCGAGCGTGTCCTCGACAAGGCCAAGGTTGGTCAGCAGCGGTCCGAGCGCACGGGCCTCATTGCCAAAGAGCTGCGACGAGATCGCCGCGCGCTGCTCGGCAGGCAACTGGCCAATGCGGCGCAGCACGTCGATCGTGGTCTCAACCGCGTTTTCCTGCATGGACCGGGCAGTTTCTTCTGCGTCCAGTCCAAGCGCCTGTAGGGCCCGGCGTTGTCCGGCGGTGGCTGCCTCGCCCTTTGTGAGCGCCGCCCCCATGTTTCGGAAGGATGTCGCAGCAACCTCGCTGGTCGAGCCTGCTGCCAGCATCGCGGAGGCGAAGGCCGACGTTTGCTCAGCCGTGAAGCCAAACATGGTCGCCTGCGCGCCGACGCGCTGGACCACGTCGAGAATATCAGCAGCGGTTGACGCCTGGTTGTTCGACAGATGGTTCATCGCATCAGCCAGCGACACCGTCTCATCAATGGTCAGCCCGAGGGCCGTCATCAGGTTGGCCATCGAGCCACCCGCCTGCTCGGCGCTGATATCAAACGCCACCCCAATCCGGGCAGCGGCATCGGTAAAGCGGATCAGGTCCTGCCCGGCAATTCCGGCCTGACCCGCCGCCGCGGCAATCTCCGCAAGCCCCGTCACCGCGATGGGAATGTCGCGCGACAGCGCAAAGAGATCCTGCTGGAACTGCGCAAAGGCTGCAGGGCTTGGAAAGTCCACCACCTTGGCCACATCGGCCATGGCGCTTTCAAATTCCGACGCGGCCTGGATTGGCGCGCCGATCGCGCCGCGCAGGGCGTAAAAGCTGGCCACCGCATCCACCAGCCCACCACGCGCGTCAGCAAGCGCACGGTTGTTGCGGGTGATGGCCGCGTTCAGGCGGTCCCCGAAGGTGATGGGCTGGCCATTGGTCTCGCGGACGGTGTTCGAGATGCCCGCAAGCGCATTGGCCGCCCGGCGCGCCGGGCTGGTCACCCGGTCCAGCAGTTCGATGACCAGTTGGGACGTGAGCTGTGTCATGGATCACCTCATCTTCGCCGCCCGCGCGAGACGCCGGGCCTCGGCGTGCCACAGCACCACCTCTACCCAGTCCATTTCCTCAAAGGCCGTGAGCGGCGTGTTTAGCCAGTGGGCGGTTTCGGCAACGACCGATCGCCAGGAGGCGAAGCCGTGCCCTTGGGGAAAAAATCCGCAATCACCTCCGACAGCGTGGTGAAGTCGTCAGTGTCCAGATCCTCGATCATCTCGACCGGATAGCCCGTCAGAGCCGAGGCCATGACAATGCCCTGGTCCAGACGATCGGTGATGCCGTCCAGTGCGGCATTCATCCGCTTGAGGTCCTTGACCTTGGGCTTGGCAATGCGGATCTCGGTGATTTCGCGGCCCTCGAAGGTCACCGGCACCGAAAGAGCGACTGTTTTCGTCTTGGGGTCAGACATGGATCACCTCAAAAGCCATTGGGAAGGCGCAAGATCGCGCGCTCGTCTGCGTTTTGCGATGTGCCGTTGACGCGCCAATCGGTGGTGAAGAAATCCCAGTAATATTTCTCGGCCCCCTCAAAATAGAGCTCGTAATGCAGGATTTCGTTGATGGCGTAGTCAAAGCCCTGCATTTCGCCACGCTGAAACGCCTCCGGGTTGGCCGTGCCCAAACGCCCCTCCAGCACCGCCTTGGCTTCGATGGCCACGCCGTTGCGCTTATCGCGCACCGAACCGTAAGCGGTGAACTTCTTGCGCGCCGTGGCACCCAGACCAAATTGCGTCAGCAGGTCCGGATCCCAGCCCGCCAGCTTGAAGCTGGCCTCGAGCTTCTGAATGCCAAGTGCCACCTCGATCTGCACGCGCGAGCCACCCGGATGATGGTCCTGGGTGATTTCCTGCAGGTTGGGCAGCTGCAACTCGGTCAGCGTCAGGTGCTTGGAGGCCGTGGGGTTCTCATCGCCGCAAAACAGGTTTGCGGCCTCCATCACGTAAATATTGCTCATGGGAGCGTCTCCTGAATGTCGGACAAGTTTTTGGCCGGTCAGCCGGTGATGGTGCCGACCTGCGCGAGCAGATCATCGAGCAGCGCATCAAGCGCCGGGCGGTAGCGCGCGGACTGAATACCGAGATAGCGCAGCACCGGTGCTTCCTCGGCGGCAAAGCTGACCGTGAAGCGGCCCTGGCGCAGTTCCTCGGGCGTGTTTTGATCGCGCGTGAACTTCATCTCGAAGCCGAGGATGTCGCCATCGGCCTTGAGGTTTCGCAGGCCGGTTTCCATCGTGTTCAGGATCGCCTGAATGGTCTGGCCCGTGATGTTGAACCGCCCGAGATAGAACCGCAGGGTCCGAAGCAGCATCAGGTGGATGAAATCGCGCCCCCGGGTAACGTTATAAAACCGCCAGAGATCATCCTCGCCCGCGTTGTCGGTGCCCACGAAGATGAACCCGCCCTGGCCGATGGCGCTCTCCACGCCCATTTCACCGCGCAGGAGCACGCCGACATTAGCCGACAGCAAGCGCTGGCCTTCAATCGCGCCATCGGTAAGCGAGAAGTTGATCGGGCGCGACGGCCCAACAATGCCCTGCACTGGCTGGTTGGCCCAGCTGTGGAACGGGCGGCCCTGTTTTTCGTGGTCACGGCGCACGCCGATGCCGATCACTGCGGGCGACAGCGGCTGAACGACCGAAACCCCACCGGCAAACACCTTCACTGCAGGGTCGACCGGGATCAGGCGCTGCGAGGCAATCGTCTCGCGCCAATCAATGGCATCCTGCTCGGTGGTCGCCGGGCCATCCACGACCGCATGCGCCAGAAGTTTTTCGCAGATCGCAGGCAGGGCTGCGCAGACCGGGTTGGCCTCGCCGAGACCGCGCTGGCTGGTATAGCCCGGAGCACAGATGAGGCGCGGAATGATGCCCAGTTCGGGACCTGCGGTGATGAACGCCTGCAGGCCGGTCGAGACGCCGTCGCCGACGATATTGGCGATGGTCGCGTCCGTATCGGCGCCCTCCACAACGCGGACGACCACGACCTTGGCGGCCACCTGGAACTCGCCGAGCTGCGCGTTGATCAGCGTGACCGCATCGCGCAACGTGCCAGTTGCACCAAGCGCTGTCAGCTTGGTCGCGTCGTCAGAATAGAGAAAAACCGGCGTGTCCGCCGGGAACATCGCAGCATCGGCATCGGGCGCCGTGCCGATCAGGCCCACGACGGACATATCACTCCAGACGGGCGGGCGCGGCTCAGTATCGATCCGCGTGATGGAAATCCCGAAGGTCGGGTCAGACATGAGAAGGTCTCCTTGAATAGCCATAAACCCCACGCGACCGTCAGGTGCGCAGGGCATTGGCAATTGGGTCATTGAAAGCGGGCGTTGCAGGCGCGTTTCGCGCTCTGGCACAAACTCAGAACGACAGCGTCGGCGTCGTGATATCGAGGTCAGTTTTCGTGTCGGACTGGATCTGGACCTCGAGGATCAGCGCCGGGCCCGCGGACCCTGCGGGCTCCCCAAAGACCCGGATCGCGCGGACAAACCCGCCCGCACCGTCATCGACAACCTCACCCACCTGCACATCGCGCACGTCGGTGATGCCCAGCTTGGTGCTCATCTGTGTCAGGGCGGATCGCATGGTGCCTGCCTCCATCAATACGTCCCCCCATCGACCAGATCGATCCGGCCTTGCAGCGCCGTCAGCGTTGATTGCAGGTTGGAGACCTGCGCAATCGTATGGCCATGGCTACTGGCCGCTTTGCTGGCCAGCTGCGCCGTAAGGTTTGGAATATCGCCGATCCCAAGCGCCACTTCCCCGGCTTGGCCATTCACGGACGACACCGGGCCATTGGCCAGAACGCTTTCTGCAATATCTGCCGCGGCAGCCGCATCCTGTGCCGCCTGCTGGGCAAGCGCCAGGGCGCTCGAGACCGCAGCGGCCGTTTCAATCACGGAAGCTGCAAGGCCCGCGCTGGCAGAAATCACCCAATCACCGTGCACCGCCGCACCGATATCGCCGTTGACGGCCACCACTTCGCCCGCCAGCCCACCATTGGCGCGGGCGTAGCTATCGACCCGGAACACCGCCCAGTCGTTCAGGCTGTCGTCGACGTCACGCGTCAGCACGACATATGGCGTAGGCGCAAAGAGCGCCCGCGCAGGTGTGTCGTCGATCTCGAAGGTGGTCTGTAGGCCCACTGAGACAGTGAGCGGCGTTGAGGAGGTCGCTACCAGAAAGCCGTTTTCCGCTGCAGCTTGAGCCGCCGCGAGAGCCGGTCCAAGAACCTCGTTGACCCGGGCAAGCCCAAGGGCCACCAGATTGTCGGTGGCACCACGAATGCGTGCCAGCTGCGCGTCGAGATCGCCGAGGCTTTCAGCAATCAAGCGATAACGGCGATTGAAGAAATCCCGGTCGAGGTCCTGATTGTCCCGCACCCGCAGATCTTCAAACCTCAGCATGGCGTCACCCTTTCTTCAGCGGCTCGGATGTGGCGATCGCCTCGGGATGCTCGGTGGTCAGACTATCAAAAATGGCAGCCGTCACCGTATAGCGCGCGCCTGGCCGGAACCGGGCCCCGGCAAATTCAAGGGGACGGTTCACCGTCACCCGGTAATGGGTGGGTTTTGATGGCATTGGGGCTGTCTCCTGGCTTTGGTCTGAGCGGGATAGATTACGCGCGGCTCGATCAGGTCTGGGCGTATTCGATCAACTCACTGACCAGAAACGGCACTGCCGCACTCACAGTTGAGCCGATGATCTTGACCGCGTAGGTGCTGACCGAGGTTACATTGAAGATCGAGGTCCGCCGCACCGTCCCATCGGCCAGCACCACATCCTCAACCACATCGGCTGCCTCCACCCCGTCCAGCGCCGCGCCAGTCATGAGCGTCACGGTGCAATCGTGGTTCACCTCTTCAAAATGCTGCAGGTCGGTCACCACCTTGACGCTGGTTGTGGGCGAGCCGAGCGTGCGCTCATCCGACACCCAGGTGAACGCCGTCTTGGGGCGCGTTGCCACCATCTGCGAGCCAGCAAGCCCGAAGCCCGGCATCAGGTCGGTGGTGCCCGTGAGCGTCATCCGCAGCGGCAAGATGCCTGGCAGACCCGAGAGGTCCGGGCCGCTGGTATCACCATCCAGCGCCACCCACGCCCCGTTGACCTGCACCTCGATATCGGTGCGACAGGCAGGTGGCGTCACACCCTCATGCAGCACATCGAGATCGAGAATGCCGCCTGCCAGCTGCAGCGCTGTCAACTCGACTGAGAGCCGTGTGCGCTCGAACCGCGCAAAGTAGAGCCGCATTTTCATGTCATCGACCAGATTACCCGCGAAGAACGCGCCGTCGGTCGAGACAAAGAACGTGCCCTGCACCACCCCGTTGTCGGTATTGGTCATGGCGACATAATGATCACCGGTGGTGACCAGCACGATGGCATAGCGCCGTCCGGCCGTCAGGAAGGTTGGCGTGATCGGCAGTTTGCTCTCCACCAGCGATGGCAGGCCCACCTCCGTCGAGATCGCCCCCACCTGAATATCCGACACTGGCAGCGTCGTGCGCGAGATCACGCGGGACAGGTCAGGCATGCCAAAGGCGGTCTCGGTCACCAGCAGTGTGACATCCCCCGCGGCGGCCTTTCGCGAGAAGTAAAGCCCAACCTGGCTCAACCAGCCGTCCTGCGAGTTCAGGAAGGTCTGCGCCACCTGCTGGCCGTTGATCGTGGCCGTGGTTGTGACCCGGTCCCAATATTGCTCCTCATAGGTGTCGATCCAAAAGCGGCGGACCCGGATCCAGTGCACATTGCCATTCGGCACGCGCGCGCCATTGGGCATGCGGTCTGGCAGGCCGTTGGTGACCTCCCAGGTCTCTCCATCCCGGCGGAAGATATTGCCTGCCAGATCATAGGTGCCCTGGCGCCACCAGCGGCTGTTGGTGCAGACCACCATGGAGTTGCCATAACGCCGCCGCGTGCGGGCGCGTGTGAGCTGGCGAATATCCGTGGTCTCGAAGGTGTACTGCGCCAGCCGCGTCTCGGAGGCATAGCCCGTCAGATCAAGCCGGATGCCATGGGCGTATTTGGGCAGCACGAACCCGCTGGTATTGGCGATATAGACGTTGTTGGGGTTCAGCAGCGCCAGTTCCGAGGTCTCGGAGCCCGCCCGTGGAAACCGGATGCCTTCCTCGACCACCGCGTCAAAATCAGGGTGGTCGACATTTGAGCCATCAGCCGTCAGGAAATGGTTGGTGCCGTAGTAGATATAGGCCCCCGGCGCATAGACCTCGGTGCGCAACTCGTCGAGCTGCTCCGTCAATTCCACAATCTCGGCCTTGGTCGCATAGCCCGCCAGCCGGTCGGCCAGCGCCGACAGATCCGTGCGCAGCGTATCGACCTGGCCGCTGATCTGGCCGCGCCAGCGCTCCAGCGCAATCGTGCGGTTGGCAACATTGCGCAGGTTCGGCAGCTGCGTCGCCTGCCACTGCTCGATCGCCACAACGCCGGTGGTGTCCAGCAGCACATAGGCGATCACTGTCACATTGGCATCCGTGGCGGGATAGCTCGGGTCCGGCCCTTCGGTGCCCGCCACGGTTGAGATTTCCGCGCGACGCAAAGACTCCATCGCCACCGATTGCGGCTCGGTGGTGCCGGTCTGGGCATCGATCAGGAAGTCGCGGGGCTGGATATCCGTCTCGACCTCCTGACCAAAGCTGACGATTGCCACGCGCTTGCGGGTCACCAGCGGCAGGACGTTGAAGAGATCAACGATGATGTCCTCGCCGCGCGCATAGACGGCCCCGCCTGCATAAAGTCGGCCTGCAGAGAGCGTGATTTCCGTTGCAGCCGTCTTGGTGGCGGAAAAGCCTGAATAGGCCTTGCCGCTTTCCACCGCATCTCGAACGATGTGATCCATCGAGGTGCGGGCAAAATCCTGCATGTTGTTGAGATCGGCGGATTGCAGCTCCTGCCGATCGCGGTAGATGACGGTTCTTTCCATGTCTCAAACCTCTGTTAGTGCGCCGAGCGTGATATCGCCCACTGCACGGCGGTCGCCCGGTCGCGGCACGCGCCAGGTCTTGGTGTTGATCAGGACCTTGTCCCGCAGCGATTTGGCGACCATCACCGCCTCGCGCGCATCCGCGACCGGCTTGGTGCTGGCAGCCACGATATAGCCATTGACGAAACGGCCCGCCGTGCGTGGATACCGCCGCCCTGTGATGCGGGTGAGCACCTCGGCGTGGTACGGCGGCATTCCAAGGCGGGTGTAGCCAAGATGGGTTGACCGCTTGCGCTCTTCGAGCACGCGGGCCAGGTCATGGATGTGCCAGCGCTCATAGAGATACTGCCAGGATATCGTCTCGGGCAGAAAGGTGCCGGAAACATGCTGGCACGGCACGCCGGGGAAAATCGCTCCAAACTGGCGCGGGTGCTGCTGCGCCACCTGCTGGGGCCGCACATCGATCAGCTCACCTTTTGGCAGTACGGTTGTGTATTGCTCGCGGCCCAGCCGGTAGCTGTAGCTCGTGGCCCGCGGGATGCGGACGATGCGTTGGCGCACCCCCATATCGTCGATTAGAAACGCGCGGGTTTGGGGCGCGGCGTTCAGATGGATGGCCGCCGTAGGTTTGGGGGGGAGAACCACCTCGTCATAGGCAATCGCGTTGAACTCCCCAACGCGTTCTGGCGTGACCGTGCGGAGCGTCAGGGTCGTTTCGCGGCCACGATCATGCAGCTTTGCGGTACGCACATAGCGCGTGCCTTGCACCGAGACCGGGTTGTTGGGCCCGGCAAAGGCGGTGCCCGGGCCGTCTGGCGCCGACAGATATCGGGTGTTCCGGCCGGAAACACCCCGGGCGATGAACGGATAGACCCTGAGCTGTGCGAAGCGATCGAGATAGGCGCTGCGTTCCGTCTCCGTCAGCGCCTTCGACAGATAGGTCTTGGCGGGCGGCACGATGAACCGCCGCGCCTCGGCCCCCATCACGGCGAGCGCTTGCGCGATGGCGGTCTGGGTCCCCTTGATCGCATGGAACGGCAGTGACCGCGCGGTACGTGCGCGTTTCTTTTCCTCCGGCCAGTCCCTGTCCCACAGATCGACAGACAGGCCCCAAGCGAGCCAAGGCAGATGGCTGCTCGGGATCTGATGCGGTTGCACCAGCGGACGCAACCCGATGGGCAAATAGGCACTGCGTGCGCCAGTGAGATCGGTCGCCTCCTCGAAGGCCGTGCGGTTGTCCGGCAGCAGGGTCTCGCGGGTCATGGACGGGGATCCTATTCATCGCGGAGTGTGGCGACCGTCACGGTGATAGCATCGATCGCGTAAACCTCGGTCGGCCCTAGGACGAGATCTGCAGCGGGCGTAACAAGATCCACCGAATGCACCCCCTCGACATGCAGCTTCGAAAAGATTGCCGAGCGGCGCAGGTTCATGCCCAGCATCCGGTTGGTTTCCACCCAGTCAGATAAGGCTGACAGGGCCCGGTCGCGCACCACATTGCCGTCTGGGCCTGGATAAAGGGTCAGTTTGGCCGTGATGTCCGCGCGCTGCACGCGTGGCCCCAAGACTTCAACCATGTCCGTCAGCGGCCGCACATCATTGTCGATCAGCGACAGGCGCACGGTTTCGCGTTCCGTAAGGCTGGGAACCGGATCAGGTCCCGCCCGCAGGATGGTGACACGCACCCGGCCGGGCGTCGTCATGATCGCCGTGGCATCGCGTGCCCAAGGGGCCGCGGTGAGCGCATGATAGACATACGCCCCCTCCGGCCCTGCCACAGAAAAGGCCTCCGGGGCCAGCTGCACGCGACGGCGCAGGCGATCATCGTCTTCCGCGACCAGCACGCCCGTTGTGTCCTCGACCTGCATCCGCTGCGTGGCGAACAGTGCGGCCAGATGATCGAGGTTGCTGCCATAGGCTGAGGCCAGTAAAACCGAACGGGCCGCATCATTGATCCGCCCGCGTAGGAGCATCTCGCGATAGGCGAATGCCTCAATCAGTTTGCGCGCGGGCTCGCTTTCGAGATCAATGACGCCTGCGATGGCCGGAAACCGCGCGACCAGATCATCGCACATCTCGGTGACGATCGTGTCGTAATCCAGCGTCTCGATCACGTCCGGCGGCGTCAGACCGGAAAGGTTGATGGCGGTGAAACGGCTCATGGTTGGGCCTCGCGTTCCTCGATCAGCACCCCGTCCGGGTTGGCATAGGCATTGATGCGGCGCGCGCCTTCGACCGTGAAGTCGCCATAGGTGGCGCGCGGGCGGTACTCGCCCTCGAGGAAGAAATGCAGCCGTCCATCGCGGGTCACCTCAACGATCTGAATGCGGGTCACGCGGTATCGCGGCTCGAATTGCTCGATCGCAGAGGTCACCGCAGCAAACCACGGTGTGAAATCATTGGGCGTGATCGTGCGCCCCAGCAGGTTGGGCACAAATGATCCATACCATTCGCGCATGATACGGGCGCCAAACCGCGTGGTGAAGATGTCCTGCAGGCTCTGGGCCACGTGTGGCCAGCCCTCAATCACACCGCCGGTGGCGGCGTTGAGGCCGACGGATGGGTTTATGCTGCGCGTGGCCACCGGTTAGCCCTCCCTGGCCCTTATTCGTCACCAGCGCCTTCGCCAGCGTCATCATCCGTAGTTGGCTTGGGGTCGCCCTTGGCAACTTTCCTCGCCTTGCTGGCGGGCGCAGTCTTGCCACCCTCGGACTCGGAGCCGGGCACATCCAGCGGCCGCAATGTTCCAAGCCGCAGTTCATGCTCCGCCTGCTTGGCAGTCAAGGTCAGGACTGTCCCGACCCCGGTGTTGTTCTGCCCGGCGACGAAGCGCCCGGCCTTCTCGGTGATAGCGTAACGCCGCATTGATCTTTCCCTTCGGTTCAGTTGGCAGGCTCGCCGGTCGTGGACGGCCCTGTGCGGACCCCGCCATGAATGTGGGTGGAGCCGATATTCTTCCCATCGTGCGTGACCGTGCCGCCGGTGATCTCCACGCCAGCGCGAGAGACCCTGAAGGTCACGTCGCCAACCGTGATCTGCGCCTGTGCGCTGGTGAGCTCAAAGGTCAGCCCGCTGACTTCGCTGCGAACGAGATCGTCTGCCAGCGTCATGATCACGTTCCCGTAGGTCATGACGTTCTGATCTGCCGCTTCCGACGGGCTCAGGTTGCTGGCGTGGTGGGTCAGCGGCACTGCCACGGCCTGTTGGAAGTCGCCCGTGGGCGACATGGCCGTGAATTGCTGCCCAACCGTGGGCGGCGTGTGGACGCGCAGGGCGCCCGAGAACTGGGCATAGGGCACCCACGGGGAAAGGAACTGCCCGTCCCGGCCATGTGCCGGGCCAAAATCCAGCCGGACCCGTTGCCGGGCAGGATCGACCTCCGCCACCGTGCCATGCCGCATGACGCCTGCGACACGGCGCTCCAAATCGGTCACACGCGCAACAAGCTCGACGATTTCGCGGATCGCCATGCCTATGACCCTTGCGGCTCGAATACGACAGTCTGGTCAAAATCCAGAAACGTGATGTCCGCGAGCGGTTGTGGGTCCGCATCGAGGTCTGCGACCGGCCCGATGCCGATCTGGTTTGCCACCTCCAGCGGGACACCAAGGGTTTCCGCAGCCCGGCGCCAATCGGCAAGTGGTGTGCCATCCATCTCCGCGCGCAGTAGGCTTGCGATATTGGCCAGTATGGGATCGGCCTCCATAAGAGCCAGCGCATCCCCCCAGGCGCTGTTTGGCGCGATCGTGCCGCCAGAAACCGGGGTTTCCACCAGATCGCAGCTCAAGACCAGCTGCCGTGCAGCAAAGCGCACGCCGTTTTCGGCCGATGCGCCGCGCCGGGAAAGGCTGCGCGTGATCCGGGGGACCAGCATCATCCAGACACGCGACCACGCATTGTCGTCGCGGTTCAGGGCGCGGACCACCTGATGCTCCATGATGTCGAGCGTCAGCTCCATCCCTTCGTCCGTGTGCGGAATGGCAATGGTGATTTGACCGCCGTCCCCATCAGACGCGGGCACTTCGACCCGGGATGCAATGGCAATCTCGATCACCAGCTCGCAACGATGGTTGCCGCTTGTCAGGTCGCGCCCCGTCACCTCAAGCTCGTGCTCGTCGGTGGTGAGCACGATCAGCGGCTGGCGCGTCTCTGCAATGGTCTGGTCAATCGGGTCGACCGCGCTGTCGAAGACCCGCGGCCCGGCCAGCGTCCGGTCGAGCAGCGCACGGGCGGCCGCGAGGCGCATGGCAAGGCGGGTCAGGCTCATGACGGCAGGTCCTCCCAAACGAGGATAAGGTTCAGATCGCCCATATCCGTGTGCTGGACTGAGGAGACCGCATAGGTCGGGCTGCCAGCCCGGCTGGTGAGTCTGATTGTATCGCCCTTGGCCGGAAGAGCGGTCAGCGCATCGACCTCGGCCTTGGCGATCCAGAACTCGGCGCTGGCCGATGCCACACGCGTCGTCCCCGAGAAGTCCGAGCCCCGGGCTATCCCCTTCAACCCGTCATCTGCAGGGCCAGCGGAAAACACCCCATAGATGAGGTGTTGCGGCCGGTCAGGATCGGCCGCGCGCTCGACATATTGGACCGAAACGCGCGGCCGGTGGACCGCGACCTCCGCGAAGGTGCCCTTGATCGCGCCCGACAGAGCGGCGTCGAGATCGTCAAACATAGAAGCCACGGCTCAGGTCCTTTCAGCGGGCGGCCTCACGCACCAATCAGGTGCGCTTGCCGGGGATCAGCACGCGCGGGCGGGTGCAGTATTGCAGGGCGTTCATCTGGAACTCGAGGTTCACACCCTTGCCGTTCTGCATTTCCCACTGCTTGCCATAGAGCCGCTGGCCCGGCGTGTTGACCGTCTCGATGTAATCAGCCGGGGCATAGACCGTGCGGAACAGCCCGGGCACGCCCATCGGCACGAGATGGCACTTGTCGGTCTCAATCCCGACATTCTGACCACCGCGGTAGTTCATCCAAGTGATGCCGCCAAACTCGAACGCGCCGTAGATGCCGGAATTGCCGGAATTGATGTAGGCGTTGCGCAGCGAGGCCGCATCGGCATAGCCCTTGTAGGTCTCGCGGACTTCCTTGTGGCCGATCAGGTCGTCGAAGAACGCGTCGCCACACAGCGCGATGACGCTCGTATACGGCAGCCCGTCGAGAATGCCCGCCATTTGGCGGATGACACCAGCGCATTTCTTGCGCAGCGCCCCATCGGTGGCACTCGCGTTGTCGAGATCAAAGTCGACCACGGCCTGCTGGTTTTCGCCAAATTCGGTGAAGTAGTCAAAGAGGACCGAGCCGTCAGCGTCCAGAAGCTGGCCGGTCTTGAGGATGTTCAGCCGGTGGTATTCCTCGGTCAGCGCGAAGAACTGGCTGGCCTCGGCTGCGCGGTCCGCAATCTTCTGCTGTAACCGTTCGACAGCCACTTCCTGGCCGAAGGCGCGGACCTGCTGCACCTCGTCGGCATAGATCGCATCGTCGACCTGGAAGTGCGGCACCTTGAGCATCCGCATGGCGCGTTTCGATTTGCCAAAGGTCTGGCCCGGGCCACCGCGGGGGCTGGCCGAGACCAGCATGCGGTTTTGTTCCTTGTCCTTCTCGATCGCGATATCCAGCGTGTCGATGCTGGTCGTTTGAAACAGCCCCATCTGACCGATGCGGGAGGGCGTGTATTTGATCTCACGAAGCGCATCCGTGAGGCGCATGACGCTGAACGCGTCCTGACTGAAGATGTTGAGGATCGACATGGGGGGGTCCTTTATTGCGTCGGCGCGCCAGTGACTGGCCACGCGGGATCGGCCCGTGGCCTGAGGGCGCGGGAGATCAGATTTGAAATGTGTGAACGTCAGGGCGCGGCGTTAGCGCACCGCGAAAGTCCCACGCGCTCAGCGCACGATAATGCCGACACCCGCGAGATCAGCTTGGGCAGCGACCTGTTCGGCAGGCTGATCCCGGTCAGGATGGTAGGTCAGGATCTTGCCGTTGACCTCGGCGTCCCGAGTGATGCCGGCAACCGCAACATCACTTGCCGTGGCATCACAGCCATAGAGCGCGATGGCCACTGCGGTATGGCTGCCATCAGTGGCACCGACAGCGCTGGCCAGGTATTTGCCGCTGGCGGTGATTTTGCCCAGCACCGTGCCGGGGGCAATGATGCCCGCACCGCTGGCGATGGTGATGTTCTCCCGCGAGCGCTGCCCATTGGCCTCGGTCATCAGGAATTCGCCGGGATGCCGGCCTTCTGTGAGAACAGTCATGGTCCTTCTCCCTTATTCAGCCAAAGCGCGCATTGGCGTGGGTGATGGCTTTCGACCACCCGGCCACACTGCGCTCGGCGCGGTTGCGTTGATCGGCCGGGGTTTCAGCCCCGAGCTCAGTCTCCTGTGCGGCCCGGTCGGCAATCGTCGTGCGGACCGATGCCTTGGGGGATGCCGTCATAACTTTCGCGGCATCCACAGCTGTCATCTCGGTCTCAAGCGCCAACACCAGCGCTTGCGCCTCTCGGCCTTCGGCCTCGGGCGCTGTCAGGATGGACTTGATCCGCGCCGTGGCCTCGGCTTTGCCAGCGGTGACACCGGCGGTACGCGCCTCAGTGCGGGCTGCATCGACAGCTGCTTTTAGATCAGCTGGGCTGATACCGGGAACCGATGCGGCTGAAGCCACCGCAGTATCGGCCTCCATAGGTGTCTGGGATTTTGTCGAATTGGTCATGGGTCCTCCCTTTCTCTGGGGAATTGCCCCGGAGGGCGGTTGCGAAAGCGTGGCGATAACCTCGTCCAGGCTCGCCACGCGATCGGCGAGACCCTGGGCAATGGCATCCGCGCCAAGATAGGTCCGGGCTTCCGTGGCGCGGATCGCGGCGGCGCTGATCCGGCCAGCACGCCCTTCTGCGACCAACCCGACAAACTGGTCGTAGATTTTGAGGACCTCGGCTTGCAGATCAGCGCGCACCGCGTCCGACAGCGGTCCGAACGGGTGGCCATCAACCTTGTGCGCCCCGGCATGAATGAGCGTCGGCTTCACGCCGCGATCTTCCAGTTCCCCAGAGCGGTCCAGATGGGTCAGCACCACACCGATGGAGCCGACCATGGAGGTGGGCGAGACGACAATTTCGCGCGCCGCACTGGCGATGCCATAGGCGGCCGAGGCGGCCACATCATTGATGAAGGCCAGAACCGGCTTCACCTCGTTCACAGTGCGAACGAGGTTGGCTGTCGAAAACATGCCGGTCGCCTCACCGCCGGGGCTGTCGATATCCAAGAGGATCGCCCGCACATCCGGATCTGCTTGCGCCTCGCGCAGCTGCGCGGCAATGCCCTCATAGGAGACCAGCCCCGAATTGGCTCCGATCCAGGCACCGCGGTTCACAAGGCTGCCGACGATGGGCAGGATGGCGACGCCGTTTGCAACCCGCATTGAGCTGACGCTGCCATTATCGCGGCGGTGACTGCCGACAAAGCGGTTTGATTGCGGGTCCGGAGCCACCAATGGCTCGATGCCAATCCGGCCCTGCAGCACATGCAGGATCAGATCAGCCTTGTCCGGGTGCAGCAGCAGCGGCCGGTTCAGCACGCGCCCTGCAATTTGTGCAAGCGTTGGCCCCACCAGGCTTTGAACGATTTCCGGTGGTTCCGTCACCTCACCCCTCCTGTTCCAAGCGCAAAGCGCCGCGGGCCACGGCCCTGCTGCTGGGCGCATTGTCCTTCAAAGCCGCGAATGACGGCCAAGAGCCGGTCGGGATATGCCCGGTGATAGGTCACCGACCGCTCCACCCCGTTTGATCCCGCCCGGAACCGCACCTCCATGGCACCTTCTCCCGCCACAAGCCGGACATAGACCTGCCGCAGGTTGGCGGCCGCCCCGCAGGGATTAGCCTCATCAATGCTGATCGTCATGCGTCTGCCTCATCGCTTGTGTCGTCAGCAGCTGTAGGACCACCGCCCTGCGCGCCCATCATCTGCGGCTCGGGCAGCCCATATTCGGCCCGCAGCGCCTGTTCCTGCGCCAGTTGCTGGTAAACGTCGTCCACATCGGCCCCGAGATCGGTACAGATCATCGCATCCGACATGACACCAAGGCGCTTCCAGACCTCGTGGGCCTTGGCTTTTTTCAGATCATCGGCCTGCGGACGTGGGTCACCCCGCCATTCCGCCCGGCACGCAGCCGTGCGATTGGCCATAAAACCGGCAATCCCACCCGGAAACGGCAGGCTGCCCGCCTCGATCTCTTCCTCGAGCCAGGCCTCAAAGATCGGCTGGCAGAATGGCGCCATGATGTTGCGCCGCCGGGCTTTTGTGATGGCAAAGATCTCCGTGGTCGCCGCTTGCAGCGAGGAATAGGTGGCCCCCACATTGTCGCCCGTCGCACTTTCATAGGTCAGCCCCAGACACCGCGCGAGTTCGCGCAGCAGATGCATCGCAAAGGCCGCGTAATCCGACGATGGATGGTTGCTGGTGTGGAACTTCAGCTCCTGTCCCGGAAACAGATGCGCCAAGCGGCCGTTGATCCCCACATCCAGCGTGCTGCCGTCGTAATAGCCCGCCACCATCTCGATATAGGCCTCCATTGGCGAGATGCCTTGCGCCAGCATCTGCGCCTGCTCCTGGGGCGTCAGAAGCCCCTGCAGCACCTGTTCCGTCGGCTCGTCCGAGGTGATGGTCACTGCAAACAGCGTTTGCACAATCGCTGCCATCAGCGTGGCATCCGCCAGCTGGTCGAACTGGCGGGCGACCTGCAGCGCGGGGACCAGAGGCGAGATGCCCCGGTGTGTGCCAGGCGCGCCTTCAAAGATATGAATGACGCGCGGCCGCCCTGCCCGGTCGCGGGCGCGCACATCGTATTCCACGTCATGCCGGAACAGGTCCTTGCGGATCGCGCGGTAGCCCACGGGCATGCCATCGGCATCCGTGTAGACCCCGTTGATCAGCCGCCTCATGCTTTCCGTCTTGCGCGAGAGCCGCTGCGGTGGCAGCAGTCGTACCTTGGTGCCGTAGCGGTTCCAAGGCCGCTTGCGCCAGGGCAGTTCCGCGAGGATTTCACCGGTGACCAGCCACGATCGAAACGCCGCCGCCTGCATCTGGCCAAAGGTCCGCAGGCCCTGAATGTCACATTCCTGCGCGTTGCGGGACCAAAGTTCGAACCGGCGCTCCACCGTTTTCGCCCAGTCAGATGCTTGGGCTGGCGTCATACCGAAGGTTTCATTTTCCGGCAGCGCCTTCAGCTGTAGCCCGGTGCCCACGGTGTTGGCGACGCATTGCTCCATGGCCCCGGCCAACCAGCCGCTGTTGTGCAAGAGGTCGCCCACCCGCGCGGCCGCATCGTCCCAGGCCTCGCCAATATCATCCTGGCTTTCCCGCAGCGCCGGTTTCCAGCCCGCAAAAGTGACACCGCGCCCACCGCGCATGTATTTGCCCGAGGGTTTAGGGAGGGTCATCCCCTCAGGCCCTGCCGGTTGAGGCAGCGCCTCGGCCAGCAGGTGTTTCAGCCTTCCGATCATCGACATATGCGTTACCTGTTCAACCGGCTGCCTTGGCGTGCAAATCGCCTGCGCAGAGCGCCGCTGCCGTTACGCAGCTTGGGCGATTGCGAGACCAACGACGTATCTGGTGGGTCTGACATCGGTGCCAGTTTCTGGTCATGCCCCTCGGGCACCGCCGCCTCGATGGAAGTCTTGCGCTCGATGCCTTCCGGGATCCGCTGAACGTTGAATGCGTAGCCGATGGCTGCGCAAAGCGCCTCGCAGTTGCCAACTATGATGGCCTTGCCATTTCGGCGCGCTATCAGCGTTCCGTTTGGCACGGTCACGCAATACACCATCCCAGAGTAGGCGACGTTTCTGAAAATCGGAGCGTTATCTGCTCGACGCAACGAGGCGGCAGGCGCACGAATTTCAGAGACGTGATACTGGTCGACTGTGTTGGGCGAGGTCCGTCCGTTGATGGAGTAAGGCTTGGCATCGCGTCGGATGATATTTGCGCTCCGTCCGGCCTTGATAAAAAGCTCCTGCATATCGTCAGCCAGCTTGGCGCTGACCGTCGCATAGGCACGATACCCATTCTGAACCCACCCATCGCCTAGGATGGCGGCATCAAGGAACCGGTCGATCAGGTCGCTGCTCGCACGTCGGACAAAACCCGGAACGCGCCTAGAGTAGCAACGACCATCCTCGCCTGCACAGTCAGCCAATGCCGCCGCGATCTGCCGCGATGAAATGACGAACTGTCGCCCACCATGGATGCTATATTCGAGCCCCATCCGATCAAGCAGAGCCGCAATGCGGTCTGCCTTTTCACCAGGGCCCTGCGAGATAACAACCCTGGCATAGTTGCCTTGGTGGGTGGTATGCCCGCCGCAGATGTACCAGCCAAGAAACTCACACCAGTCTCCGGCATTGAAAGATCGCTCTGGCTCACTCAACTCTCGCCAATTGGTCGCCTTGAGTGATAACTCAGGCAGGGTCACGACATCGTGTCGCTCACCTACCCAATTCGAGGACCGTTTGAGCGTGTGCCAAATGGTCAAATCCTTCGCCAAAGTTATGCGAGGGGTATTGTCCACAGGGTTCCTGCGCTGCGTCACCATCCGGTGGTTAGGCGTCACAAGAAGGTCCACTGCCCGACCTTTGATCTGGACCATCTCACCCGAATGCCAGCGCGAGACTGATTTGGTCGCGCCCTGATACTCGATCACATCGCTGTCCAGATTGACCGTTGCGAAGCGGCCCACGTAAGAAACCGCGTCCTCGACACGCATCCAGCCATCTTCGGTCAGAAGCTCGGTCTCGGGGTCGAAACAATCGAGGAAATGGTTGTTCCGGCTGCGCTTCACCCAGACCGGCTTGCCCTCCACGACCACCCGGGCCTCCGAGGTCAATTGCCTGCAATAATCTTCTGAGACCTGTTCGTGGACATAGAAAGCACCCGGCACGTCCATGGGCGTGCGGATGCGCGAGATCACCAGCGACTTGAAAAAGTCCGACGACAGCGTCACGAGGTCGATCGAGTAAAGCGCCCGCTTGCCGTCCGGTTTGACCTCGATCTTCGAGACCTTGTAGGGCGGGCTCTGGATATCCTTGCCCTTGGTCGGGGAGCACAGCCAGCTGTAGCGGCGGCAGAACTCGTAGACCTTGTGCTCGTTGCCTTGCTCCGGCTTGTCAGGCCGGAAGCCACTGTCGATGAACACCTTTTCGATCTGCATTCCGCCAATCGGCTGCAACATAAGATCGGCCAGTGCGGACCAGACATCATCGTCCTCGGTGGGGCCATATAGCTGGCCGTTATCAACCATCCACGACGATCCCCGAGCCCCAAAAGCCCGGATCACATAGACAAGGCTGAACTTCTGCACGTCGACGCCCATCACCACTCGCAGGCCGCCCAAAGGGACCTGCCCGGGCTGATACGGCAGCCGCCGCTCCATGATTTCCTGCCATTCCGGCACGTCTCCCGAAGCCATCATGGCGTAGCATTCGCCGAAGCTGGCGTTCATCGCCGTCTGGATGCGGTCGTGATCGCCCGATTGCAGCGCTGTCAGATAGGTCTCTGCCCGCTGGCCCCATGACACGAAGGGCGAGCACAGGCCCGAGGTCCACATTGACAGGGTCGAGTTGTCCTCTGGCGCACCTGTTACGTGCGGGGCGTCGTTGCGCAGCTCAACACTCTGCCCGGGTGCCACCATTGCACCCCGAGCATTCATCCATGCCTTGTCCTCTTCGGTGTGGATCCCGCCGCAGCGTGGGCAGAACAGCGAAGCCGATCGCTTGGCCACCGAAGGTGTCGCCCGGTCCGGCCAGTGCAGCTGCTTGAAGCGCGGGATGAAGTATTCCGAGCAGTGCTTGCAGGGCCACGCCCAGTGATGCCGCGTGCCCTCCTGAAACAGCTTCCAGATCGGGCTTTCCAAATCAGCCGGTTCGGATCGCGACCAAAACTCAAGCCCGCTATCATCGTTCAACTCGATTTCCACAAGACCTCTCGCTGGTGTGCTGGTGATCGCGGTCACGAAGTCGGCGTAGGTCTCGCCACGGGCCTCCACGAGCCCGAGCACGTCGCCTTGGCCCCTGACGTTCGCCATCATCTCGTCAAACTCGTCGATCAGGGCGAGTGCGGCCGGGTCTGATTTCAGGGCCGAGGACGAACCTGCATGCGCAAGGCGAACGCGAACGCCAGCCACATGCTTGAGGGTCTTTTTCATGCGCCGCCCGCGCATGACCTTGTTCTTCAGGCTCTCGGCCTCATCAAGCAGACCCATCAGGCGGGGCTCGAATTGGTCCGTGAGAAACTCTTTGGTCGGGCCGACGTAGATGATCGGCGCTGGACGCTGGTCAAGCCGGGCCCCGATGATGTCGAGCATGCTGTCGGTCTTGCCCGACTGCGCCGAGGTCACAGCCACGATGCGGCGATAACCACCCCGATGAACCGCCGAGGACCACGGGATCATATACGGCGTCAGCCATGGGTCACGCGGGCCTGGGATGCCCGCCGTCTCCGGATAGACGCGGTTGTCGGCGGCCCAGTCCGCCGGATCACGCTTCTGGCTCGGCCGCAACAGCTCCTTCACCAGACGCGAGAGCCTGCTCTGCTTCGCTGGTCCGCCGAGAAAGTCGTTCGAGTGCGCCATCTATTTCCTGCTCAAGCCTGCGGCGCTCCTGCATGTCGCGCGTGAACCGAGCGGCAAGGCCTTGAAGCTCAGCACGGAAAGCGGAGGTCCAGTCAGCGATTTCTGCCCGCGCATCTTCGATCGGGATCAGCTCCCGGCTGCGCTCCTTGATCCGCAGCTCAATCTCGCGCGTCCGTGCGTCCGTCGCGCGGCTGGCGGAGGCCGTCTTGCTGTTCTTGGACTGAAGGTCCTCGTAATAGGCGATCACGCCCCGCACGAGCGACACCAGGGTGTAGCTGCCGTGCCCCTCTTTGGTGATGTAGCCGCCCTTTGCCAGCTGGTGGACCCACTGCGTGCTGCGGCCGCAAAGAGCAGCGGCCTGAGTGACCGTAACAATGTTGCCCCTCGGCTTTTCTCCCTCGTCTGCCATGCGATTAAGTCTCTGTTTTTGCTTCTATTTAAGTTGATAAGTACCTGCGGTAGAGCGAACATGATTACAGAAAGCGCCGCACCCCGCGACGCACCAGCCCCGGAGAAAAAACCATGACAATCGCAGAACGCTACAACGCCGAGGCCGCGCGCCTCCTGCCGCACCACGCGGAAAGCTTGGCAGTCGATCCGAGTATCGATGACGCCAGCCACATTGACGACATCGTGTTTCGCCGCAGCGAATACCTTGGCGGAATGGCCTGCGCGATCCTCGCCCTGATTGAACAACAAACCTGAAAGGCCACACCATGACCGCTATCACCACCATCCGCATCGACCACGCCGCTTTGCCCCATCAGTTCGACCGCTCCCGCCCGGACGCCGTGGCCGCCGCCATTGAGGCCGCGTTGCGCGAAGACGGCATTGCCGCCGCAGCCTCGGACGTGATCTCGCATCTGAAGATCGAACTGCCCACCAGCCAGCTGGCGGCGGCCTGTGCCACGCTGGCTGATTTGCAGCTGATCTGAGGGAGAGCATTATGAGCACACGTGCACAGATCGCCATCCAGACCGGACCCGAGGAATGGGCCCACGTCTACATACATTACGACGGCTACCCGGCCCACATGCTGCCCGCGCTGGCGCGCTGGACGCCAGAAGACATCCTTGCTGCCCGTGAAATCCGACAGGTTCGGGCCGATGCGCTGGACTGCTTTGACCCGCCGCGCGCGCCACGCGTCCTGCCGCGCCCGACTTGTGAGTTGTGCCATCTTTATGTCTGGCAGGATGGCGCATGGGTGGACGCCACCGACCGCTCCGAATGATCAGAAAGCAATAGTATGGCTCTGATTTTACTACGTTAATCAGCATCAAAGAACGAATATGGTGGCAGGAAAACCATGCAACTCACCCCAAGGAACCAAGCCATGACCCGCCTGAACCCGATCACCACGCCCCGCCACAAGCTGCGCGCCGCAAAGGCTGCGCGGAACAAGGAGGCGGCCTTGAACACCTTCCTCGGCAAGAAGACCGAGATCGACGAAATGCTCGGCCGCCTGCAGGCGCTCAGCGAGGACCACTTCAACAGCCATCCTGACGAGATCAACTGGGGCGACGTCGGCACCCTCGACCATTACGCCAGTCTGCTGAAGCGCATCACCGACAGCGCCTTTGGCGAGGGCGAACACGCGGAGTGAACAAACGCCTCCCGAACGCAGCCCGCCAACAGGCGGGCTTGCCATCGTAGAAGGGCGCGCATCCCGCGTTGCCCCGATGACGGAAACGATGCGCATGTTCCTGATCTTTGACGCCAACGGATCCCGGACCCAGATCTGGGCTTCCTGCGAAGACTACGGCCACGGGCCAGTCTGGGAATTCCACGTCCACGGCACCACCCTCTCCGGCGATCCTCGCATCTGCCCTTCGCTCGCGATGGCATGCGAAATCGCTGGAGCTGACCCCCGGCCGATCCTGAACACCGCACCGTTTCTGTCGCAGGAGAAAGGCAAACTTCCGATGACCACGCTTTCCGACACCCAAGCCCTGATCCTCAGCGCCGCAGCACAACGGCCTGATCACATCGCCCTGCCGCTGCCCGACAGCCTGCGCGGCGGCGCTGCCGCCAAGGTGGTCAGCGCTATGATCGCCAAAGGGCTTATCGAAGAGGCCGACGCCGACACGCGCAAGGGCGAGCCCATTTGGCGCGAGACTGGCGATAGCCACGGCGTCACGCTGATCGCCACGAATGCAGGGCTTGCCGCCATTGGCATTGAGCTCGAGGACGCGGCGGCCGAACCAATTGATAAGGCAGCGCCCAAGACGCGCACGCCGCGCGATGGTACAAAACAGGCGACGCTCATCAGCATGCTCAGCGCGCCTGACGGCGCGACGATTGATGAGATCGCAAAAGAAACCCAGTGGCTGGGTCACACAATACGGGGTGCGATGTCCGGCGCCCTCAAGAAAAAGCTTGGCCTGACGATTACCTCCGAGAAGGTCGAGGGCAGAGGCCGCGTCTACGCCATCCGAGATTGATCGCTAAGCATCTCGACGTGCATCTAAATTAACGCTATATTCGCACCGAATTAGATGCGCGTCGGGAGGCCAGCCATGAACATCACCAAAGACATCAGCCCGCTGACCGAGTTCAAGCGGGATTCGGCGCGCATGATCGCGCATATCAAGGAAAGCGGACGGCCGCAGATCCTGACCGTCAATGGCAAGCCCTCCGTCGTTGTGATGGATGCTGCCGCGTGGCAGGAGATGCAGGACCAGCTTGACTATGCCGAGACCGTCGCAGGCATCCGCAAGGGTCTGACGCAGGCACTGGCCGGTGAAGGCACGGAGGCTGGCCGTTTCTTTGATGAACTCAAACTGACGAAATGACCGCACCGCTGCCGGTGATCATCACGCCGAATGCGGCGGATGATCTGACAGCATCATGGGTCTGGCTGCGCGACCGCAACCCGAGGGCTGCGGACGAATGGCGTGCGGGCATCCGGAATTTGATCCTCGCGCTTGGGGCCATGCCGGAAGCACATCCGAGGGCCCCTGAATCGCAGGATTTCGACTTGGCTGTCCGTCGTGCGCTTTATGGGCGGGCGACCCGTTGGCGGATTTACTATTCCGTAATCGACGGGGTCGTGCAGGTGCTCCATGTCCGGCATGGCCGTCGGAGCGATTGGCAACCTTGATCCATCGAGCGCCCGTTGCAGACAGGCGTTTCAGCCAACCTCCTCATCTATCGGCCAGCAGTTCAGCCGCCAAAGTTCGCAGCGCATGCGCTGCAACCAAGGGGACCACACCGTTGCCACAGAGGCGAAGCCGGTCCACCCGGTGGGCCAGCCCATCAGCGCCTCGACGAATGCTGGGTTCAAGGTCCGGCGCGCATCGGAGGTATCGCTCCCAGCCACCTTCATCACCAGGACTTGGCGGCCAAGCAGGCCGTTCACCGGCGTGTTCGCCAATGTCGTCGCGCCGTCCTTGTGATCCCGCGCCGTCGGCGTCATCCACAGGCGGCTGGCATGGGTCAGATCCGCCGTCTTGCGGTTGCCCGCGCTCGGCTTGTTGCCGTCGTTCGCCATGGGCGTCGGCCAATCCCGCGCCATACTGTCCAGACCCTTCTCGTGCTTTCGGTCTCCGCCCCGGCTCCGAAAGCTGTCGGTTTGCGGCGTGGGCCACATCGCGGCCGTCGTTGCCAAGTTCATCCCATGCTTGCCCGCTTCTTGCGACGGCGTCGGTTTCGTCTGCCGGTTCTCGTTGGCGCTGGCGCGGGGCGTCGGCCAGAGCCGCATCATCTCCGTCCGGTTGCCGCCACTCGACCGGGTCCCAGAGCAGGCGCGCGGGGTCGGCCAGCGCGTCCCCCTCGCGGATGGCAAGGATGAACAGCCGCTCGCGTTTGTGCGGCGCACCGACTTCCGCCGCCGTAAAGAGGCCTGCCGCAAGTTTGTAGCCCATGCTGACCAGTCCGCTGGCGACTTCGGGGAAGCCGAGGCGGAGATGATGGGCGACATTCTCGAGGAACACGAAGGGCGGCTCGCATTCACCGATGATGCGCGCGACATGCGGCCAGAGGTGGCGCGGGTCCTCGGTGCCGAGCCGTTTGCCCGCGACCGAAAATGGCTGGCAAGGGTACCCGGCCGAGAGGATATCCACCACGCCGCGCCACGGTCGGCCGTCGAAGGTTCCAACGTCGTCCCAGACAACCGCTTGATCCAAGGCCGCGTCTTCCATCCGCGCCACGAGAGTGGCTGCGGCGTAGGTCTCCCGTTCGACATAGCCCAAAGTTCGATATCCAGGGATGGCGATGGTGAGCCCGAGGTCGAGCCCGCCTGCACCGGAGCACAGCGAGAGGCCGAAGAGGCAAGCGTCTGGGGATCCGGAAACGCGTCCGGAGGGATGTAAAGCCAGGTCATTCATGCCTCAATCGTCTTTGTTCTTAATTTTGTTGAAGGTCTCGTCCGAGCCGGACAGAACGGCGTCCTCGCCGGTGAAGTTCTGCCACCTCTCCACCGCCACATCGACGTAAGCCGGGTTCAACTCGATGCCGAAGCAGACGCGTCCTGACATTTCCGCTGCGATCAGCGTGGTCCCTGAGCCCATGAAGGGCTCATAAACCGCCTGTCCGGGGCTCGAGTTGTTCTCGATCGGCCGACGCATGCATTCGACCGGCTTTTGTGTTCCGTGTACCGTCTTGGCATCCTGATCCTTGCTGGGGATTTGCCACAGCGTCGTCTGCTTGCGATCGCCCGCCCAGTGACCCTTGCCGGTCTTTTTGACAGCGTACCAGGCCGGCTCATGTTGCCAGTGATAATCGCCCCGGCTGAGCACCAGCCGCTCCTTGGCCCAGATGATCTGCGAGCGGATCGTGAAGCCAGCCGCCTCTAGGCTTTCCGCGACCTCTCCTGCGTGCAGCGCGCCATGCCAGACATAGGCCACGTCACCCGGAAACAGCGCCCAGGCTTCGCGCCAATCGGCCCGATCATCATTCAGCACCTTGCCGGTACGTTTGGTCTTGGCCGCCCCCACCTGGTTGCGCCAGCTCGGGTCGTACTCAACTCCGTAGGGTGGATCTGTGCACATCAGCAGCGGCGTCACATCGCCCAGCACCTTTTCCACATCGGTGGCCACAGTGCTATCGCCGCAGAGCAGCCGGTGCTTGCCGAGGATCCAGACATCGCCGGGCTGGCTGATCGGCTGGGCCTCGTCGACCTCCGGCACATCATCCGGGTCCGTCAGACCGCCCGTCACCTCAAGCAGCGCGGCAGGCAGAATGTCCTTCAGGTCCTCATCGGAGAACCCGATCATCGACAGATCATCGCCAAGCCCGAGCGCGTTCAACTCATCCCACTCAACCTGCAGCGTCTCCGGGTCCCACTCCGACGTCTCCGCCAGCCGGTTGTCAGCCAGCGTGTAAAACCGCCGGTCCTCATCAGACCAGCCCCGCGCCACCATCACCGGGACCTCGGCCATGCCAAGCTGCGCCGCAGCCATCAGCCGTCCGTGGCCAGCGATGATCGTGCCGTTCTCAGCGACAAGCATCGGGATCGTAAAGCCGAACCGCTCCATCGACGCCGCGATCTGATCAACCTGCTCTTGAGGATGCGTGCGGGCATTTTTGACGTAGGGCGTGAGGTCTGCAACCGGCCACATCTCAATCTTCGAGGCAGGCCAGCGGGCAGCATCAAGTCGACCGGAAGGGGCATCTGAACTTGGGGGCAAAACAAACTCCATCGGATATTTGAAAGAAATAAAAACACGCAAATACCGCGCAGCGGCGGCCCCGCACGTCAGCCCTCTCCGGAGGGGACCCAAGGGGTGGGGTCTACGAGGTGCGCAGAGGCTTGCTGTGGCCCGCCTTTGGCCTGGCGTTAAGGTCCTGGTAAAGCGCGTGCTGTCCGCTCTCTACGGCCCGCTCCGTGGCGCTGTGGACGTGGGCCTCTGGGCGCTTATCAGCGGCCCTCGATGATCCGTTGCAGCTGGCGCAGGGCTTCGGTCAGGACGTCGGGTTGAGTTTCCTCGAAGGCTCGCTTGGTCTCGTGCTGGACCATCTCCTTCGGGATCGCCGGGCCAAACATCTTCTTGATCGGAAAGCGTGCTGCGGTCTCGCGGACAAAGGCGTTGTTGCCAAGGCTGCCAATCAGGAAGGCGCTGTCGAAACGCTGCCACCGCCCCCAGGGCTTGGCACGCACACCGTAGCCGAACTGGCGCGGGCTGAAATGCGACAGGCCCAGGTAGTCACCGCGGGCCTCAATGGTGTAGACGAGGTTGGAAAAGGTCGACCGGAGGACCCGCGTCTCGCGGTTGATGAGTGCGGCCTTGGTGCCTGTCTGTTGGCGCAGGGCGCGGCGGACTGCGGTGCGCACCTTGTCGCCCTCGCTGTTGAGCGCGCGGTTGAAGGCGCGGTTGGCTTCCTGCTCCCCGACGCGCTGGACTGCTGCCTCGAAATGCACACGGGTCTGGTCGAGGTCGCGGATGATCACATTCACGATGCCACTCCCCCTGCCCCAGCCTATTTTGCTGGGTGAATTTCGATGCTGCAATGTGTGGGTTTTTTCTGGCTGCAGGCGCTATTGGCCGCCGCACACGAGATGTAGCCGATTTTGACCGTGTCGGTCAAAGGATGCGTTCGCGATCCTAACGATCGGCTTGTTTGCGATTTGTGCAAATATCCCTGTGAAACAAACATATACCGATACCAACAGGCAAAATCGGGCTCCTGACAATACTGATGTGACAAACGCAGGCCGGTTCGTCCGTTTATCGATCTTTGCGGTTGTCCCGGCTGTGAACTCACCGCTGCGGTAGGTTAAGATGGGTGTCCGGATGCTCAGCGACTACGCTGTGCTGCGCAACCAAGCGCGTGTCTGTCGATGCAAGGACAGAGCCGCAGTCAAATTGATGGCATCGGCACCGCAAAGCCGCTAGTCTGAGAGCATGACCCCGGAGGACGAAAAACGCGTTGCAGCCAGGCTTGCCAAGATCATGGCAATGCTGTGTGTGCGCAATACACAGCTGGAAACACTGCATGCCGGCCTGTCGCCCGTCACCCGAACTGGCGACTACTCTGATGTCTTCGTCGTGGACGCCGATGGGCGGCGCATTCCCTGGTTGGAAGTTTCACAGATCGATGAGGATGAAATGCGCAACCTGATGCGCGATATCGTCAACCGCCTTTATACATTTCATCTCTGCGCCGATGATCCTAAGCTTCAGGCCGAGATCGAACGCTGGATGGGCGTTGCGAACAAGTGGGGTGAGCCTGAAATCGACCACAGAATGATCAGCGGCGATGGATCTCCCACCGATCAGTAGAGGGTAGAGTTTCTCACAACATGGCCCACAATGGCTATGTTTCCTCATACACTGTCAACGCCACACTCAGTCGGGTGCCCCACACGCGCCCCAGCTCTACAAAGCTGTCCACCGCATCGCCATGCATGGCGGCCCGATCTTGGGTGACGTACTCCGTGGCGGTGGCAAGGGTTTCTGCGCGCTTCATCGTTTTGTCCCGTCGGTTTCAGTGTTCCATTCGAGGATGCGTTTGATGCGCTTGCCCCTTTCTATCAGCTCATAGGCAAAGTCGGGATCGACCATGCGATCGGTCTCGATCAGGTCGATCAGTTCGTCGACGACATGACATGCACGGCGGGATGCCCAGCGAGCATCGGCCGCGTCCTCAGGATCGCCGAGCCACGCGATATTGAGCATCCCTGCCGCCTCACGGTTGGCGATCTTCATCTGCTTGAGCGCCTTCCACTCCGCTTCAAGCCGGGGCGGCACGTCGCAGCCGCGTTTTGCGATATTGGCAAGCCGCTGCAGCCGAGTGTTGTCGGCCGAGAACCGCGCGCGCGCCCGCTCATCCCGGGCAGCTGCAAATTCAGGGTCGTTGTTGAGGCGCCGCATGTTGTCCCTGCGCTTTGTCATGGCTGAAAGCCCTCCCCATCAAGGCGTTGCGATATATGTGACAGTGCGCGGTCGCGCATCCGGTAAGCATGCTGGCGGGAAAGCGCGAAGCCGCGGCGCTTAAGAGTGGCACCGAAGTTGCCCTTGTAGACCCGGCACCGCAGCCAGAGGTTCAGGATCACGGCGTCCCCGGGGCGATCGCCAGCAAGGTACAACCGGCACCAATCAAGGACCCAGATCATCTCATCGACGCGCTTTGGCGAAAGCGGGATGCGCAGCACCCTGCTGGCTTCGTCCACCCCTTCGGCCTTTTCCGGAATGCCCCAGCCTTCGGCGAGGTGGTCCGCAAGCGTTGGCTCAAATTTTGGCATCATGGAGCGCAAAGGTGCCGGACCCGTCGGGCCGCCATTGTAGCGCGCCCAGCGGACCGCCTCGATCATCCGGTCGCGGACCAGCTCTGGCGTCCATGTCGGCTGCTCAATCTGGCGCAGGTCAATCTTTGGCATCCAAGCGCCTCCCATAGAGCCGGTTGGCGATATTGGTCACCGCCTGCCGGTCCCAATCACTGACCAAATCATCAACCGGGATCATGGCGATGCCGCGCTCACGCCAGGCCTTTCCGCTCTGTTCACGGACCTGCCGCTGCCGACGCTCGGCCTCAAACTCGCTGGGGCCTTTGTGGTAGATGCTTGAGACCAGTCTTGTCATGACGCCCCTCCTGTTTAAGCCGACCGACGCATCGCGTTAGAACGGCGATCCATTGCCCCGGCGACTGCGTCGAGGTCCGCTTGCATCCGGCGCAGGATTTCAGGGTCGATTGGGCGACCGTCGTCCTTGCGGGCGTGGTAAGCCTCTCTCGCAGATTGATGCCGGGCCTTCGCCTCGGCCTCCCAGCGAACGGCATGGTCCTCGCCGTATTGCTCCTGGAGCGCGGTGAAGGCCCCGGTCCGGTACCCCTCCATCGTGGTCTGGTCGATCAGGCCCCGGGCGATAAGCTGAACCGCCTCGCGGCCCCAAAGATAGCCCTCAGACACCGGCTCCCCTGCCCGCATCTTCGCCGACGTGATCTCGTAGGGATCAAAGCTTGACGCACCCGCTGGCGCGCTGGCGGCCTTCTTCTTCGCGGCCTCGGCAACCGCGTCCTCGGTGGCGGCAATGAAGATCTTCGCCGGTGGCCAGCCCTGCGCGCCATGGCGTCGGCGGATCGCGCCGTTGATCTCCGCGAACAGCAGCCGGAGGTTGCTTTCGGTCTGCTCGTTCGGGATCAGCTGGTTGATGTCCTCGACCAGCAGATTGACCTCGTCGCGCATCGCGTCGTCCGAGAGGTGCTCCGGGGCGCGGTATCGGCGCAGAAGCCCCCCGTCTTTGCAGTAAAGAAATTCAAAGACCGCACGTTTGCGCTGCTCGTAGGTCAATCCGTACATCAGTCGAACCTCAACTCAATTTCTGGAAGTTTGCGCTGTGGACCGGCGATCTGATCGCACCCGGTATCCGTGGAAATCTCGCCGAGCCGGTCGAGCCGGTCGGATGTCGTCTCAGCCCTGTTCCGGGCATGGGTCTGGTCATCCGTCCAGCGCTCCTGATGCAGCCAAGTCCGGAAATGTGGGATTTTGTCGGTGGGTGTGCCGCTCTGAAGTTTGATCCAAAAACCAAGAGGGCCAGTGATCGCCGCATAGCTCGCCTTACGCCGGGCCTTGACCCATTCTGCGCGTGCTGCACCCTTGCCAACCTTCCGCGGGAAATGCGCCCAGACCCGTTCGAACTCGTCGTTCAGGCTTTCGCAGGATTCGTGCAATCCGCCAGCGATTGGGTGCGCAGATCGCTTTATGGCTCTGGATGGCGGGTTGGCATCGACTGGGACCAATTCGTCTTGAGCAAGTTCAAATTCCTGCGGCGTCGATGCGATCGCCGCATCGCGGTGATCATAAGGTTTACCATCTGTGTTTATATCTGGTTTACTAACTGGTAATGGTTTGCCCTGTGGGGCAAATGTGCTTTGCCCTGGAGGGCAGACCGCTTTGCCCTGTGGGGCAGAGCCATTTGCCGGATCCGGCACAGCATTTTGAACGCAAATAGCATACCATTTTGTCCGGTCGCGCGGATCCACATTGTGGTTGGCGACCAAAATGAGACCTTCGTCTTCCAGCACCGTCAGCGCTGTGCGAACCTGCTTTGCGGTCAGGTAGGGAAACAGCGTCGTGAAGGCCCGAACACTGTTGTACGACCACGCCAGTCCATCGATGATATTGCGCTCGTTCGCGGCGTTTTTCTGGCACCACCAAAAGATGTTTTGGTAAATCACCGCCGCACTGATCCCGACGCGTTGCGCTATATTGGGGTCAAAGCTATGCACCTCGGCCTCTCCTTTTTTTATCGTTTAAAGCCAACGCTGAACTCACGACTTGAGTTGGCAGCAACCGCGCGCAGGCGAGGTCCCAAAGGGCTGCCGCATCCGCCTGATTGTCGTCTTTGGGCTCCCAGCCGCGCGCGCGGCACTCGGCAAGGATCGCGGCTTTCTTTTCGTCGCGCTTCATCTTGCCGGAGCCGGTGAAGTGCTTGGCGACAGTCTGGGCCGGGATGATGTCGACCGGGATGCCCTTACGCTCGGCCCAGCTGAGCACGTTGGCCGTGAGCCCGATCGTCAGCAGGGTCGCCTCCCAGTTGTTGTGGCTGGCCACGAAGGGCTTCTCGATCGCGATGAACCGGGCACCCTGCTCCGCGATCAGCCGGTGGGCCAGGCCCTGGATTTGCATCAGGCGGGTTGCGTGGAACTTGGCCTCGCCCTTTGACTTGAGATCAAACGTCCACAGCTCCGGCTGGCCCCCGAGCGGGCCAACCGCGACGCCGGTCTTTGTGGCCAAATCCAGCGCCGCAATGATCATTATTCGGCCGCCATGTCGGCTTGCATGCCGCTGGTTTCCTCGCCCTTGCGATCGAGGAGGTCTTGAATGCGGCTTTCGGCTTCCACGTCGTAGGCGTCGACACAGGCTTTGAAGGTGCGCCAATAATCCGCAAACTTCTCGTCGGACATCGCGTGCATGGCGCGAAAGTCGGCAAAGGCCTTCTTGTGGTAGCCGCGGTCGTCAAGGATGCCCTTGATGTTCGAGCGATGGACGCCGGTGGCCTCCGAGATAGTCTGCGCCGTATCCTCCGCGCTCGCGATGTCAGACAGCAGCTGCTCTAGCGAGATGCTGAAGTTGTTCTGGTTTGTGGGGTAGCTCATTCCTGTGGTCCTTTCTCTGCTGCGGTGGTGGGGGTAATGTCTGGTTTTGGTTTGCCGTGGCCGTAACAGGCCTCGACCCGCTCCTCGCGGCGGCTCTCGCCGTCAGGTCGATGGTCTGAGCACGCCCAGAGGTAGCCGCGCTTGCCCTTTGGCTTGCCGTATCGATCAGTGTATTTCCGGTACACTGGCTCGGCGGGTTCACTTGCACTCGGAATACAAGTGACTTCGCCACGCATTTTGTGAACGTAATTTCGGCCCACGCCGCATTGGTTGGCAACAGCCGTATCCGGCCACTGGCCCCACTCTTGATCGTTCAGTAATTTCAATACAGCACGGCGCTTGTCCTCATTGGTGCAGCGCAGACCGTGGCTCGAATTAGCACCCACGCTGTAGAGGATCGCATCGCGGAGCGCCCCTTGCCGGATAACAACATCGATCTCGGCGAGGCCAAGAGAAATGTGCGCGGCGTGGCGGTGAAACCCGTCTGCCAGCCAATAATCAGAGCCATCGTGAAAACCGATGATCGGGGGGAATACTGCACCGCCTGCGATCAGGCCGGCATAATCAGAAACGATACTTCGATAGAGTTGCGCGCGGGATTGGGTGCCGCCATCGGCGCGGATTGTCGAAACCGGCAGGCGTTCAGGGATTGCGCTGTGCGTATTCATGCCCCACCGCCGATCATTCCCAACGCGGTCAGCGCTTCCAAATCGGCCATATGCGCTACCAGCAACACGAGCGCTTCGGTTAACGAAAGCCCCAGTCCTTCGCGCTGCATTTCAACCGCAAGAAATCGCTCTTTGAGCGACAAGCGGACGTCACGGCGTGTCACCAGCTTCTCAACGCGCGGCACCACATCAGGCGGAACGGTTGAAAGCATGTCAGGATGAACGCTGAACCACTCACCAATACCCCGATATTCAGAAAAACGCTTGTGCATCCACTTTTCGACCGGTCGCCCACGCGTGCAGCCGATCAAGCTGCTGATTGCTAACGACAAAATTCCGGCGCAACCCTTATTTCCTGCAAATGAAGACTTCATAAGTGCGAAACGATACGCATGTGTGAAGTATGACCAGGCCTTCGCCCTGAAGGCTCCGCGCTAGGATTTGGTTCGAAAGAAGAGAAGGTTTCGGAATGATCGCAAGGCCGTGCTTTAAAATTGAAAGCGTCCTCGCTGCAGATGATGCCTTCAACCTCACACATCTTGCGAATTACCGGGAACCATGTGGCGGGGAACCTGCCCCGCACCACGGCGTTGTTGACAGCGGTCACGCCGATCCCCAGAGCGGACGCGATGTTCCTTTGCCCGATCTGGGCTGCGATGATTTTTGCCTTATCCATGCGGAGTAATATTCACCTTTGGTGGATATATACAAGACCACAATTTGTAGATTGCAAAGGAATTCACATTGGGTGGATCAGTAGGTCATGAGTGACCAACCAGAATACCAAGAGATCGGTGAGCGCCTTGCGCGCATCCGCCAAGCATTTTCAAGCGAGAGCCAGAAGGCTTGGGCCGAAAAGAATCGCTTCAACCCCACCCAGTACAACAACTGGGAGAAGGGCAAACGCCGCATTCCCATTGAATGCGCGATGGAGCTTTGCACTCGCTACGGGCTAACACTCGACTTCGTGTACCGCGGAAGAAGCGACGGGTTGTCAGAGAGCCTGCGGAAGTCGCTCTGATCGCACCAGCCCATGTGCTGGACGACGTGATCCAGCGGAACGTCCAGAAGGTCCGCGACCTCGATCATTCGGTCGAGACGGACGTCAACTTCAGCATGTTCGCGCCACTTCATCATGAGAACAAATTAGCAACACGCCGCGCTGTCAGTCTAGATAGAAAATTAAAATCCACTGTATGTGAATTTATGCTTGAGTTATCCACTATTTGTGAACTAATGTCCCCCTAGAACAACGGAGGAACAAGTGTTCACGAACCTTTCCAAATCCACAATCCCGAGCGGCGACCACCAGCGCATCAACTGGCGCGCGGTGGGCGACTTTGTCGGCGACCTGATCGGCACGATTTCGATCTTCGCGACCGGCTACATGCTGCTCCTGATCGGTCACGGCCTCGGCCTGAATTGATTTTTCTCAAGGACCCATCAGCTATGATCCGGCAACCAACTTCGGTTTTGCAGCTCTATGCGTGGCACCGCGCCGCGCTGACTGGTCGGCAGGTCGCGATCCACGAAGGGGAGCCGCAATGTGGCTGGTATCGCACCCGGCTGGTCAAGGGCGGTCCCTTCGTCCCAGCGTCGATTTCCATCCAGCGTGATGTGGACGCGAACGGCGAGCTGACCAGCGACGAACGCCTTGTCTGCGAGGTGAACGGCGAGCGCCGCGATCCCGCTCGGGCCTGGCTGTCGATCTGCAAGAACCCGATCAGCCGAGCTGAATACCTCGACCTCCAAGATCTTCAGCGTCGCCATCCCGAGATGGCGGCGACCCATGCCCCGATCCGGCTGCGCGCGGGTCAAATCAGACCATGAAAGGGAACTGAATGTTTGTATCTGTCAAATTCCAACCGCGGGACAGCCGCACCTACACATACACCTACGATGGCGCGCAACCGCTCCACCCCGGTGACATGGTGAAGGTCGACAGCAAGGACGGAACCAAAACCGTCAGCGTCGTAGCGGTCGATGTTCCGAAGCCGTCATTCGCCTGCAAGCCGATCGTTGCCGTTCTGGCCGAAGGGGGACTGTGAATATGGACGATTTTACCCCTGCTGCAGTGGGCCACAACAAGGGGCCGATGTTCGACGCCGATGTGGTCGACGCATTTGTCAAAGAGGCGACCGAGATCGCGGACGCGGCCAGCGAGTGGGCAGGCGTCGAGATCGCGAGTGACACCAAGGCGGGCGAACTGAAGGACTTCCTCGATACCGCACGGGCAAAGCTCAAGGAGATCGAGGATCGCCGCAAGGCAGAAAAGCAGCCGTTCCTTGATGCTGGGCGCGATGTAGACACGGCCTTCAACCGCGTGAAGGACATCATCGAAAAGGCTGGCAAGCTCGCGAAGGCCCCGCTCGAAACCTACCTCAAGGAACAGCAGCGGATCGCCGAGGAGCGACGCCGTGCCGAACAGGAAGCCGCGCGCAAGGCCGCCGAGGAGGCCGAGCGCGAGCGCCTGATCGCCGAGCGCAACCGCAATGCCGCAGCGATCCTCGAGGCGGAGGAGAAGGCCAAGGAGGCCGCTGAGGCAGCCAAGGTGGCGGCGGCCCCCGCTCGAGCCAAAGTCAGCTCCGCAACCGGCACCGGGTCCAACCGGACCGGCCTGCGCACCCACCGCTCCGCCCAGATCACAAACATCAATCAGGCGATGCTGCACTACCGCGGCCACGCCGATCTGGCCGAGTGCATCACGCGCCTCGCCAATGCCGACATTCGCGCGGCCAAGGGCGCGAAGATCACCATCCCCGGCATCGACATCATTGAGGAGCAAAAGCTGTGATCACCGCTATTGAGAAGATCAAAACCAAGCCGCTGACGCAGGTAACCAACGTCAAGGAGCTGCTGTGGAACGACGCCGCCAAGACCCAGCTGCAGCAGGTCGCGGCGGCGCATATGAAGCCCGAGCGGATGATGCGGCTGATGGCGAACGCGATCCGGACCACCCCGAAACTGGGCGAATGCGATCCCATGAGCTTACTCGGCGGGCTGATGACCTGTGCGGGGCTCGGGCTGGAGCCGAACACGATCATGGGCCACGCCTATCTGATCCCGTTTAGGAACAACCGTAAAAAGATCACCGAGGTCCAGCTGGTCGTCGGCTATAAGGGCCTGATCGATCTTGCGCGCCGGTCCGGACACATCACGTCGATCTCCGCCAACATCCACTATTCTGACGACGAGGTCTGGGAATACGAGGAAGGCACCGAAGCGCGGCTGCGCCATATCCCCGGCGCACAGGAGGGCGACAAGCGCCACGCCTACGCCATCGCCAAATTCCGCGACGGCGGGCACGCCTACGTGGTCCTGCCTTGGGCCAAAGTCATGAAGATCAGGGATGGGTCGCAGGGCTGGCAGACGGCCGTGAAGTTTGGCGCGACGGATCGCAACCCGTGGAAAAGCCATGAAGACGAGATGGCGAAAAAGACCGCCATCCGGGCACTGGCGAAATACCTGCCGCTCTCGGTGGAATTCCGCGATGCGCTGACGGTCGACGGCGGCAAGGCGGACTTCGCGGCCTTCGCGATAAACCCGGCCGAGCAGCTCGACGCGACCCCGGACGACGAGGACAACCGCACGATCGATGGTGAGGCCACTGAGTTGGACGCGGATCAGGGCGCGGATGAGAAGGCGGACGATGCGAAGGGCGAGGAAGAGCCGACGCCAGTCCAAAAGCAGGCCAAGCCAGCGGCGGCCGAACAGAAGCCCCTGCCCGAGAAGAAGCCAGACCCCAAGACGGCAGAGCGCGACATGGCCGAGGAAGCATCGGCGGGCTTAATTGCGCGGATCATGTCCGATCTGGCGGAAGCCGACAGCGCAGACGCCGCCGACGCCGTCATGTCGCTTTGGCAGGACCAGATCGCGACGCTCTCGGAGCAGGCACAGGCTGACATCAACATCGCTGCGACCAATGCTGGGAGGGGTGGAGCATGACGGCACAGACGCAAGAGATCGACCGCCACCAGATCGCCTTGGACATTGAGGCTGACCCAGCGGGCACCTACGATCGGATCACCCGCTCGGAATGGGGCACAGGGCTGGACCGATGGCTCCCACGTCACATGCACGCGGGCATGGTGCGGTATGTCCTTTTGGGCGTGCGGCCCGGATCGTTCATTCAGGCGATCATTGTGGGCGACTATTTCGAGGCCTGCCGCCGGGCAGACGACCCAAACCGCGCGGGCCTGTTCGGATACGCGATGTTCCTGCACAACTATGCCCCCGGCGGATGCTTTGGCAGCCGGGAGCACCTGACCGGATGGATCAGAGACGGCGGCTTGCTGGGCCATCCGGACCGGGAGGCGGAGCGATGCTGACGCCGCGCCAGAACGACTGCTGGGTGTTCCTCGCAAAATACACTGAAGAACACGGATACGCCCCCTCATTCGAGGAGATGGCCGACGCCCTGAATGTCGCCAGCAAGTCCAATATCCATCGCCTGCTCGATGCGCTTGAAGAGCGCGGCTTCATCCGCCGCCTCCGCCACAGGTCGCGCGCAATCGAGGTGCTGCGGATGCCACCACGGGAAAGGATCAAAAGATCATGAATGACGCGCTTACCTATATCGACGTGGAAATTGTCGCCCTCACGGAGCGCGCGGTCCTGGTGCACACCGGCGACAGCGACGCGGCAGTCTGGCTGCCCCTCGCCTTGGTCGAGGTGAGTGCGACCAACAACCCTGGTGTCAAAACGGTCGCCTTGCCGGAGTGGCTTGCGACAAAAGTGGGGTTGGTGTGATGGCTTATGCGTTTTTTGTGCACCGGTTTGACCATATGCTGGTCCCATCCTCAAAAGCGGGTCAGCTGGCGATCGAGAAGCTCAAGTTTGGCGCGCTCTACAAGATCGAACCCACGCGGCCGCGCAACGGCAAGCAGCACCGCCTGTTCTGGGCCTTTTTGACCTACGTGGCCAAGGCCCTGAACGATGGACCGACCAGCGCCGAATGGACGGCGGAGAACATCAAAGACGACCTGCTGGTGGCAACCGGACGCACCCGGAACCGCAATATGACGCGGTCGGAACGGGCCAGGCACAACATCCCGGAGGGTGCGATCGCGATCGTCGCGCGACCGGTGTCGATCAGCTTCGCCTCAATGGACGGGGATGAATTCTCCGCCTTCATGGACGACACGATGACCTATGTCCGTGACCACCTCGTCCCGTGGATAGAGGCCAGCGACCATTGGCCGGAGATCGAGAAGATTTTGGTCGCCAGCCACATGCTGCGCGGAAAAGAAGATGCCGTCACGTCACCGGCCTAATCACGCTTCAAGGAGAGAAAACATGAACAAAAGCTTGCGCCGCGATGCCCCTGATTTGTGGAATGACATCGTAAGTTGGTGCCGTGAAATCGGTATTGATTGGCACGAGGATGAAATTGCCAATGTCATCGGAAAAATCAACGCGCGCGCACCGGATGATCTGCCCGACACAATCGGCCGCGTGTTGGAATGGTGCAATACCGCAGAACGCTCGGGCAACGAGGAATCTGTGGCAACCGTCTTGCTCTGGCGACAGCTGCCCAGCGACCTGATCATCATCACGCTTTCTGAGGAAGGTGAACTGCAGCACCAGATCGCGCCACAGGCAGATAAGGAAATCCAGCAATGATCCCCAATACAAATGCGCGACTTGAAAAGCGCCTTGAGCAGGACGCTGAAGACATCCTCGAGCGCGACCTCTACCGGCGACGTTGGCAAGCGAAAGACCGCGATGCCATCGCTGCGCGCTTGCAGAAAATCATTGTGAGAGAACATCAAAAAGCAGAGCCACGAGAAAAAACATGAACCATTGCAACCCCCATCACCCCGACCGCATGACGGGGCATGAACGCCGCAATGAGCTGAACGGTCTGCTCGCGACAGCTGTGGTGCGCCTGGTGCAGCGCGATCACCACGATACGTTCGCCGAAAGTAGAGATAGTTCGCTACACTTCCGACCAGAACAGAGCGGTACTGCGGGTCCAACTCAGAGGAGATCCGCATGACGACACACGAACCCGTCCTGGCACGATTGGCGGCGCTAAAGCACATGACCGTCAACGAGCTGAAAGCAGAATGGCGGGCGCTATTTGACGCGCCCGCCCCAAACAACAGCCGCGGCTTTCTGGAAGGCCGCTTAGCTTACCGCATTCAGGAGCTGACCTACGGCGGCCCTGACAAACAGACACGGCGATTGCTCGATCTGCTCGCTGACGAGGTCGAGGGGACGCTGACGCGCAAGGCCCAGATTGCGGATCCCCGCAATCCTGTGGTCGGCACGAAGCTGATCCGCGAATGGGACGGAGTTGCCCACACGGTCACCGTTCTGAAGGAAGGCTTCGAATGGGATGGCCGCCACTACAAATCGCTTTCGGCACTGGCGCGTGCCATCACCGGCACGCGTTGGAACGGATACCGCTTTTTTGGGCTCCGTGAGCGAAAGCGGGGTGAAGCATGATTGATGCGCCCCCAAAACCGGCCCGCCGTCTGCGCTGCGCCATCTACACGCGCAAATCCAGCGAGGAAGGGCTCGAGCAGGAGTTCAACTCGCTCCATGCGCAGCGGGAAGCCTGCGAGGCCTATATCGCCAGTCAGAAGTCGGAAGGCTGGGCGCTGGTGCGTGACCAGTATGATGATGGCGGGATCTCGGGCGGCACGTTGGTACGCCCAGGCCTGCAGCAACTGCTGGCCGATATCGAGGATGGGCTGATCGACGTGGTTGTCGTCTACAAAATTGATCGGTTGTCGCGCTCGCTGATGGACTTTTCCAAGCTGGTCGAGGTCTTTGACCGAAACGGCGTTACCTTCGTGTCGGTCACGCAATCGTTCAACACAACCACCTCCATGGGGCGGCTGACCCTGAACATCCTGCTGTCGTTTGCTCAGTTCGAACGGGAGGTCACCGCCGAACGCATCCGCGACAAAGTGAAGGCCTCGCGCATGAAGGGCATCTGGATGGGCGGCCCAGTCCCCATCGGATATGACGTGAAGGATCGCAAATTGCTGGTGAACGAGGACGAAGCTGCTCGCGTCCAAATGGTTTTTAAGCGCTTTGTCGAAATCGGTTCAGCAACCATCCTGGCCAAAAACTTGAGAAAGGAAGGCTTTCGAAACAAGCGCGGCACCCTCATCGACAAAGGGTACCTGTACCGGATGCTCAATAACCGCGTCTACCGCGGCCTGGCTGTCCACAAGGGCAAAGCCTATCCCGGCGAGCATACCGCAATTATCGATGAGCGGCTTTGGGATCAGGTGCATGACATCTTCGGCGAAAGCCCACGCAAGCGGGCGAACAACACCCGTACGCAGACACCTGCACTGTTGAAGGGCCTAATCTTCACAGCCACAGGTGCGGCGATGACGCCGTCAAGTACGAAAAAAGGAAGTCGCCGGTACCGGTACTATGTGTCGATGGACCTGCTGAAAAGTCGTGAGACGCCAGATGATGGCATCCCGCGTCGTTTGCCGGCAGATACAGTCGAAAGCGCTGTCATCGCCGAAATCCGCCGAGTGCTTCGGACACCGGCAATAACGGCGAGTGTCATTGCCGCATTGGACAGGGATGACATTCCCGAGGCTGACGCAATCGCCGCCTTCCAGCAGTTTCCGCAGCTTTGGGACCAGCTCTTTCCGGCAGAGCAAGCCCGTCTCATTCAGCTACTAGTCCGGCGCGTGACCGTGACTGCCGAGGGGCTCATTATCGACCTGCGCACCGACGGCATCGCAGGTGTCATGCGGGACCTGATGGTTCCACGCAAGCTTGAGGCCGCAGAATAATGGGCGCGTCCGACACCATCCAGATCTTTGTACCCCTCAAACTTCGCAAGAAAAATGGGCGGCCAAAAATTATGCCGCCCGCCAATTACTTGCCAAGCGAAGACCAGACACAGGATCCGCATGTCCTACACGCCATCGGCCGCGCCTGGTCCTGGCGGCGGCGCATGGAGGCAGGCGAATTCGGAACCGTCCGTGATCTGGCAATTGCCGTCAAACTTTCCGAGCGGCAAGTCAGCCGCCGAATGCGGCTGGCCTATCTCGCGCCCGATGTTCTTCGACGCATTGTTTACAAGCGCGACGTACCCGCAGTGACGTTATTGAACCTGATCAAAATTTCAGCCTTGCCGTGGGATGAGCAGGCAAATGCAGTGTTTGAGGACATCAGCACGTCCGAAAATTGA